ATGGGTACACGAAAAGAGTCACGAAAAAGGGCTTCCAAAGGAAGCGTTTCCCTTCAAGAGTTAGGCGCAACAAGACGGTTCAAATACCGCTACCAGGGTGAGCCAAAATACCTCACACTTCCCCCTAAAAAGACATTAACGGCCCTCCTGGAAAAGCAAATTTCCAAGGTAATAGAACTCGACATTTCCATGGGCACGCATGATAATACGCAAGCCCGGTACAAGGAAATGATCCGACAGCGCAGTACGGATACAACCATAGCCCCATCCCGGACGCAACCATTGGTTATCCCAAAGGTTGTAGAATATATTCCTCCTTCTGTAGAACAGCCGTTAATAGTTCATATCGCTCTAAAGGAGTACTTGAAAACGACCGGTCGTAGCCTGGATAAGGATCTATACCATTGGACCCTTATCATGGTACAAAATTGGGGAGAATCAGTTATCATTGATGAGGAGGAAATTCCGGTAACGATAGATAATATGCCCCAGCTGCTCCAGAACATGGGCTATTCACCAAAAACGTTCAACAACCGAAAGTTGGTCCTCAATGATTTTTGCGCCTGGATGGTCCGAAAAAAGCGTATCGATGATAATCCGATGCAAGATGTTCCAGGCAGAAGGAAAACAGATCAAAAAATAAGCCTGCACAGAATCTTGCCCGATGAAGATGTAGAAAATATCCTGAACGCTATACGCACAGATAAATTTGTGCATAAAGAAAGTCACCGCTATAATCATTCCCACTACTACCCCATTTTTTTATTCCTGGCTGAAACCGGGGTACGCCCTGCTGAAGCCATCGGCGTGCAGGTTAAAAAAATCAATTTTAAAAACAGGATAATTACCATTGACCAGGCCCTCGCACGTACGCGCGAGGGAACAGCTGCAGCATACAGGGTGATGAAAGCAACAAAAATGGAAGATTCCAGGGAATTACCTTTTCACAAAAATTCATCGCTGGAAAGAATGCTCCTGGTACAATGTAAGGACCGGGATCCGGACGAACTCGTCTTTTTGAGTCCTAACGGGGTAGCATGTGATGACAGAGCGTTAAATGAAACAGTGCTTGAAGCGGTATTAAAAGGGTTACGACTGGAAGCCAGAAGCATTTATTTTTTTCGTAGCTGCTTTTGCTCCAGGTGTTTTCGCGACGGCATGGACATAAAAAGCGTTCAAGCCTTATCAGGACATAAGGATGCGACGGTATTATTAAATATCTATGCTGAGGTGATGGGAGACAAGAAAAGCATCCCCATACGACGGACCACTGCAACCAGTTAGCAGTTCAAAAACTGTACCCAATATTTATTTGGACAATTATTAGTAGATTATATCTATATTGATGAATAATAGAATACAGTTTCCATTTGCCCGGGGCCAAAAGTTCATTTGTCCGTTCAGCACTCCGATACAAGGGTATAAGTACTTAAAAGTCAATAACTAAAAGTAGTACAGCATTATAATGTACAAATGACATAAAGTAAATTTTACTAAAAAATAAACCTACAAATAGCGCGAAAACTGAAGAAATTTTTGGCCCGGGGCCATTTAATTCTACAAAATGTTGTACTTTTATTCTCTAATTGAGGGCGACTAAATATTTACTCCAAATGACAGCGAAATCTGCAAAAAAAACAGCGAGAAAGGTACAGCAAACAGAAGTTTCTGGTGGCAATTGGACCGATGATCAAAAAAAGGAATTTGAAAAAATGGTTTTAAACAAGGTTCGCCCAGCAGCATTGGCCTTGCATTTTGGCGTCGCTATATCTACGGTACATTATCAAAAAAAATTATTGCGTGAGGCAGGAGTAATTGTTCCATCTGTAAGAGGCAATTTACCTCAAACTTCAAAGAATGGTGCAGAACAAAAAGATAAAAGCACTCCCCCTACTAATCCATCCGGAACACCTAACAATCAGAATTCTCAAAAAAGTAACGTCGGACAGCCGGCAGGATCACGAAAGTCAACAACAACGAACGCTGGCAAACATATCAACATCCTTTTTATTAATGGCACACCACTTCAGATTCCAGAAGGATCTTTCGTACAAGTAGAAGGTGCAAAATCATTTACGATGGGTGAAAATGGAAAATTTGAGATAATCTTTTAATAATACTACTTCCCACATTAGAAAAAGGGTAGCAATCTGCTACCCTTTTTTCATTTTAAACCTTCAGAACCCTTACATGAAACTTTTGAACTGGTTTAACTACATCTTTTCAGAGCGGAAACGATTAATAACTGAAAATTTGAGGTTAAAGGAACAATTATCCCAAAAACAGGAACAGATCAATAAAACGAATGCCTATTGGAAAGGCAGGATGAGGTACCAAAAAAGTGCCCGGCCGCAATATTCATAGCCATATAATCCTCTAAAGATTCCCTGATTAATTGTAGAACAAAGGTGCTTTGTATTTTAGTAACTCTAAAAATCCAAACACCTATGTTATACCAACTTTCGACAGGCAAAACCGTAGAATTGACTTTTGCACAATGGGCCAGCATTACCGATGAAGATATAGAATACCTCATAGCCACCGGCCACGGTGAAGAAATCGAATCCCCCTGGAGGGGATCGGCGCTTGAACGCACTGAAGCGCCCGAAAAAGGACTTCCTGAACTTCCTGATATCCCCATATCAGAGAAACTGGAGGAATATGTTATAGAAGACTAAGCCGAAGTACAAGGCTTGGTCTAACCCGCTCAGACTTGTAAATCAACTCAGTAAATCAATTAACACACACTCCATTTTTAATCAAAATTTATGTCAAAAGTAATAGTGACAGCCAATGAACTTGGCTTAGTGGTGGTAGCTTCCACAAATAACCCCGATTACGGCTATATCCGTGTCCAGCAGACCTCCCAGGAATTCATTAATGGATGGCTCCAGCCCCGCACCAAATCAGCATTGATCCGGGGGCGCGTTGCCGACCTGCAGGAGCTGGGTTACACTTTGGGCAGGCCCCTGGAAGGTAAAATTGTGATCAAAGAAACACTGACGGCGCCCAATCCGCTCAATCCCATGCAGGATATGAAAATGGCGGGTGACTCTGGTATCACGTGTACCCTGGATGACCAGCCTATCTACAGGACGGCCTTTTATACGACCAATATGGAAGATACCGACGTGCTGATCGCCCACAACAACACCGAGGCTATCCGTGCAGCGCAAAAAGCCAAAAAAGAACTCGCCGGCACTGCTACTTTATAGTATCCCCGGGCGAATTATTTATGAGCAAAAAGGGGGGATGACCACTCATCTCCCCTTTAATTGTAGAATAAAAGTTGTAGAATAGTTTGTAGAATAGAATTAAATACTACCTTTACAGCCCCATAAATTGTAGAATAATGGCAAATCCAAACAAAACTTCTCATTGTAATGAGAAGAGCGTAACTGTGTACTATACAGATTCCAAACACCACTTCACGTTGCCGTACGAGTCGAACCAGATCCAGGATTTACAACTACATGGCAACAGCTTCGAAGGTAAATCCTACCAGGATAGGACACCATCACTCGTTTTTGAAAGCGATGTGTTCTCCCCTTATCAGAATAGGCTTTACAAAGATGCATTACACGGTTTGTCTATGTATACGGATAAGGAAATCGCCACAATGAGTTTCAAAGACAAACTTAAGATCGAAAATCTACACAAGCGCGCGCAAAGGGTACTCAATGAATGGAAGCAGTCGATAGTTAGCAAGGAAGTCGATGATTTACTGCTATCCCTGTTCCACAAGTCAACATTTCTCAAAAAAAGCATCATCGAGCGAACAAAGAACTATACCAATAATGCGCTGACAAATTATCAATCCTTTGCAGAATTGGGGATATCGAGAATAGATATTGCCAAAAAGCTGATTGAACAAGGCATTTTGCCCCGCGTATTCTTCAACCTAAAAACAGCCGCTGAATGAAGTATGAATTTAAAGTTACCGGCACTACAAATCTTTTAACGTTGGCTCCTGAAACAAATCTTGAGAGAGAGTTCTTCAATCAAATTTTTTCAGGCGACGTTGAGGTCAAGACTGTAGTCAGCGTAAACAGTACCGGCGAAGTGACCATCTCCAAAAAAGAAAAAGAAACGGTAAAAGAACCCGTACTGCAGGAAGTGGATGCTAACTAAATTAAAACATTGCGATGGTTGTAACAGCGAGCAGGCGATTTGGAAAAGTGAGGGAAGATTAAAATACTGTCAACGGTGCTGGTCTGAAATAAAAACCCAAACTCCCAGAACTGTTACAACCAAAACAATAAATCCGAGATCCGAAAAACGCATTATCCAGGACAAGCAATACAGTGTGCTCCGAAAGGAATTTCTACAGCACAACCCATCTTGTATTGCCAGGTTAGAGGGGTGTACATGGTACGACCCTGAGACACTCACCATTCAACATAAAAAAGGAAGGAACGGCTCCCTTTACCTGGACACCAGGTACTGGATAGTCTTGTGCTTCAATTGCCACCGGTGGGTGAATGAACACCCTTCAAAAGCCATGGAGCTTGGGTTGGCAGATTCTCGCTTAAACTAATAGCCTATGAAACGTTTAGCCAGCCGGCTTTATCATTTTATTAAACGACTCGCCAAGCGGTTCGATGATTTTCAACGCATGATATAATAATAATATATATGGACATTAGAGACCAGGTCCAGGATAAAATGGCAGCGCATGTACTGACTGTAAGAGACATTATACTCCTGGTATCAATAAGAGTTGGTAAAACAAGGGTGGCCCTTAAAGCCATCGAAGCAGGAGATTCCGTATTGGTCGTTTATCCACTCCTCGACGTCAAGAAGAGCTGGGAGGAAGAATTAATGAAGTTTATCCCCCTATCGACCAATATTACATTCACCACCAAAAACAGCCTGCATAAGTATAGAAATCGATATTTTGACTTTGTTATCGTAGATGAACCCCAATTATGCCAGTCGGCAAATCAAATAGCCTCACTGCGCACAATAACTTACCGCAAGCGAGTCGGGTTAACCGGTACACTAAGCGATAAGACAAAGAAAAAGTTCGAAACCCTATTAAACTGGAAGGTCGGACTCACCTATACCATCGCAGATGCGATAAAAGACAAACTGGTAAAAGACTACGAAATATTTGTCCATTATATTGACCTGGATAAGCGCGACGCAATGCCTTTTGAACAGTTTGGCAGAACATTCTATGGAACGGAAGACTCGGTATATACCCATTATACAGAGCAGATGGTGGAAGCCGAAGCGAAGAAGCTCCTGGCCATGGAAGATGGTGATTCACAGGAAATAGGTAAATGGACAGCTATATTCAAAAAGTATATGTCCTTGCGCACTAATTTCCTGTACAATTCGCCTACACTGCTCAACTATACCCAGCGGTTAATAAAGAAATTCGAAACAGATAAGCTGCTCATATACACCCTTAGAACTGATATAGCCGATCAACTTTCCAGTGTAAGCTATCACTCCAAAAATAAGGAAGAAGAGGTTCTGGCACAGTTTAAAGAGTCTACGGAGGGCCACATGGCGGTAGTAAATTGTGTCCAGGCAGGCGTGACCATCAAGGGACTGCACAAAGTTATTTTCCATTCGTATGAAAGTAACACCGAAACCCTGCACCAAAAGCTCGGAAGGTCTCTTCTATATGAGTTTGCAGGTCAAAAATCCCAGATTCATATTGCTTGTTTAAAAGGTACCCAGATGGAACTATGGGTGGATAAAGCGTGCAGGTCACTGGAGCAGCATAAAATCAACTATATCTTTCAGGGTAAAATTTACAATAAGCTCACCTGGATCAAAAGCCTACACCCGGATAAGGAATTATACATCTACAACGGATCGGTAGTCTTTTTTTCACATATAGAAGACGGCTATTCGGGCTTCCCGTTCAGGCATTACAAATTCTTGGAAAATCCGGTCAAATCGTATGCGTTACCCACCACAAAAATGGTCCGACTATGATCTCGTTCTACGGGAAGCTCAGTAAAAAAAGCGGCAAGCTGGTTCCTGTTAACCCAAAGACAGAAAAACAGTTCACTGAATTTAAGTCCAAAATCGGGGAAGGGACCACCATAGAGGTTTTTATGGAGTCAATAAACGATAATGGTCTACTTAGTCAATTGGCCAAGGTCCACGTAATGATCCGGGCCTTGGCCAATCACATAGGGGAAGATCCAGCTATTATGAAATACCTGGTAAAGGAAAAAGCTGGCTTGTGCTTTACGCATCGGCATTCTGAAAAAGAATCGCTGGTTTGTAAAAGTTTTGGTGACTGTAGCTACGATGAGCTTGATTTAGCCATCCATGCTGCCATTGATATTGGTCAAAAAGTAAATCTATCCTTACAATGAAAGCAATAATGCGGCTATTTAACCATGAAGTGTGGCACCAGTGCAAATTTTGCGGCTGCTGGTTTGATTTAAGAATGTCCCAGCACTGCGACACTTGTCACATACATTTTCAAGCAGAAGCCAAATGAAACGAATATTTGATGGTGAAAAAATGGTTGCCATTGATGGTGAATATGAATTTGAGTTAGCCTCCTGTTACGTTCAAATTAAAGCCTGGAAAAGATGGTATTTCCGAAAAAACAGTAAATATCAAGCAGAAATACGGCTGCGCTGTTTTTGCGCAAGCTTATCACCGGACTTCTGGAAGATGCACCTGGAGCTATCTGTAAACAACAAATTAATAGTTCAATACCGGATCTGTGCGGAAGCATATGACGTTTTACAACGAAATCATGTCGCGGAAACGTACCCCGGGATTGAATTTGTTTGTCTTGAGAATTTTGAACCTCTCAAGAAAAAATAATCCCGCTCAAATAACCAATTATGGACAAAAGAATTGTGAATATCGCACTGACCTCAACAATACTCAATTTCATCGAGGCATATCCGGAAGAAAATAGTCTCCAGGAAGTAGCCGAAAGGATAGTCGAACAATTGCAAACTTTTGAAGACCTGCAACGAAGAGACAAGACAAAACACACCGTTCTCACTGTTTCCTATATACTAATCGACAAACTCATGGCAGAGTTGAGGGAAGATCAACAGATTTCTTGTTATAAAGGATGTGCCCACTGTTGCCGGATGAACGTCGATGTGACGCCTATGGAGGTTGAATTGATTATTGATTTCTGTAAACAAAACAATATCGTCATCAACCAGGCGTATTTATTGCTGCAAAGCACCATTCCCAAAACAGAACTGGCCTTTACTCCTGCCCTTGCAACCTGCACTTTCTTATCCAAGGATAATTTGTGCACCATTTACCCGGTACGACCTATGAGTTGCCGAAAGTGGATGGTTACGACACCTTCTGAGCTTTGCAACATACCCAAATATCCGACTGCCCAAATCGGTGCATGGATTGATTTAAATGCCGAAATCGTTGCTGCTGCCATAAATACTCTGCAGGGAGTCGAAAGTGACTCACTACCAAAAATATTATTACAACAATTAAAAAAGGAAATCCTTAAAGGGTAATACCATGAAAAAGAAGGAAAACCTATACACACAATTAACCTGGACCGAGTTTGAGGAGAAATTCAGTCCGCAAAGGAATCACCTGGTTGAATCTGCTGCATTTAATGATTTTATGTATGAGACATATGGCCAAGAGCTTGAATATGTCGAGAAACAGGATCCCTTGTCCATCTGGACAGTCCTCGATGGAGATGGTTCTGTACCTAGCGTGGTTAGTGGCTTCCACTTCATAAATCGACTGGGATATATTATTGCAGAAGTGCCCAGGACCCCTGAAGAAGACGTACAGGAGATTGAAGTAGTTGACCCTGAAGATATTGCCGAACTACTTAAAGAAAAAAATGATCAGGAAAGTGATGAATAGAGAGCAACCTTAAATCAATTTTTAAATTAAAATGCCTTCTTACTATCGAAAATATAAAACCATATTACTACATGACGGAAATAAGGTAATCATTTATCGCGGAAGGCCAGGTGTTACAGAAAACTATTTCTGCTTTAGCCTAATTAGTGTAAAGAATATTTCCGATGAACGGGTAGCCGATATCAATAAAAAAGGGAAGCTCTATTGTGAACATGAATCAGCCCAGGCTTGGGCAAAACAAAATAAAATGGGACCTGTAATTCTGTTTAAAAAGGAAACAACTTATGTGGGTAGGAATGGTAGTGGCCGAATGATAGGGGTAGAGATCCTGGAGTCGTTGACAGAACAGACTGTCTCACTGACTCCGATGAATACCAAAGGATTGGCACGTTGCCGCCTACAAATTCCGAACGATGCCCTGGATGGATTTATATATGCCCTACAATTAATCAAAAACAAAATGGACGCAAATGTCTAATTATTATGGAAAAGGCCGGAGTAATTATATTCGGGTAATTGACAAAGAGAAGGCTAAACTATTTGCACGTATATATGGCGTTGCAATAGTTGAAAAAGAAAACTATGTATGTTTCCTTGCAAATGGCGAAGATGGGGATGTAAACAGCGTATTCACTCCGGAGACCGAGGAAGAAGTTGCCATATTGGAAATAATCATGCGGGAAGAAGGTACAGCCCCAGTCATTATGGACGAAGAGCAAGAGCTACCTGGATTCCCGGAAACCATTGCATCCATTTTGCAACCTGGGCAGGTTTTCATTTGGATACACGTTGGAAATGAGAAATCACGTTATATCAACGGGTATTCTCTGGCGATAAATTCCAAATTCGAAAAGGTCTCTATTTCATTAGACAGCATCTATAAACAAGCGGAACATCTTGGATCCGAAATTACCGAAGCGCAATATTAATAAAATGAAAAAATATTTCGCCAAACAGATTTCTATATTCAAGGGGGCAGCACCCAACCTTCATGATTATACATACGATACTGACTTTCCTCATCAGTATTTGAAAGACCTGGAAATCCATAAACAAGAGCGGGAGGAACATATGCAATTCCTGGTACTAAGCAGAGATAAAGCAGGTTTGTCCATCGGGGATCATGTTGCTTTTGAAACCGCTTCTGGCAGTTGGGGCAGGCTAAAAATCGGAGGAGAACCTGAAAAGTTTATAAAGGATCCAGATTATTACCTAATTGTGGGTGAGTTATCACCAGAAGCGGATTGGGTGATAGACCAACAAGAGTTTGATGACGAGGAAATTACTATCTATGATAACCAAATTCATGACTTGAGTATGGTACATATCAAATGCCCGACCTGCAAACACTACAATTAATTCAGGGCAAAATTAACCGTATTCTTTAAATTGCCTCATTATTTAGGTAACAATCAGTTATGAGCACTAATGATGATGAAACATTCGGAATTCAATACACCGACGATCAGCTTTTCACTATCTGCCTTAATATAGCGGAGAAATTGCAGGCATTCTATATAACAGATTCTAAATCCAAATACCCCGAAGGGATGTCGCTGGAAGAATTTGTGCGAAAGGGCATAAAGGATGAGCTATAAAAGTAAGAAAATTAAGCACTGACGGTAACTAATTCGGTCAGATTTTGGGCCTTTGCCTGGCTCTCTACCTCATTGATGAGGGTCAATAGCGTTTTAAAGTTATGCCCCCATTCGGATAATGGTTTGTTCTCTTTTATATTATTAACCTGTAACGCCAGTTCTTCAGGCGATACCATTTTTGAATAAAATACGGTCAGCTCCTGAAGATTCCCATAATATGAATCTCCTATAGCAATATTCACTACAGCACCTGGTTTGATTATCTCAACTTGTTCCATTTTTATCCTTTATTCATGAATAATCCTGTCAAAACATGACACCTGTAATTGATATAGAAAAAGTAAAAAACCAACTCTATGCCATGCTAAAGCCCTCCGGTTGGAGTAATAAGCTCAAAGGATTCTTACTTTCAAGCGATTTCGATTTAATAATAGCCCACTTGGTCGCCCAGGTAGAAATCGGAAAAAGGTTCACCCCTCCTCTTCGAAATCTGTTAACTGCCTTTGAGCAGTGTCCATACGATGAACTCAAAGTGGTCATTATTGCAACTGATCCGTACCCTCAATTGGGGATCGCCGACGGTATACCGTTTTCCTGTAGCTTAACCGGGAAGGAACAACCTGCGCTCAGGCGGATATTTAATGCACTTCAAACTGAGTTACCGGAAACCTATGGAAGAGAGGTGGATCTGAAACGATGGTCAAACCAAGGGATTTTGCTTCTTAATACGGCCCTTACTTGTCAAATTGGTAGCCCTGGTTCTCATTTAGATATATGGAAACCATTTACAACCTACCTTCTTGACACGATCAATTACGAAAATCGGGGATTGGTATTTATCTTTTTGGGTGACCATGCCGCTGGGTTTTCAGATTTGATTGGGGACCACCATTATAAGATGCTTATCGAACATCCGGCAGATATGGCCCACACCGGTAAACCATGGGACCATCAGGAACTGTTCACGAAGGTAAACACCATTTTAGGATCGAACTACCAGGCGCATCTAACCTGGTAGTCTCTCCTTTTGCGATTACCAGGAGGCCATAGCAACCCTCATCCATGTATCCGTTGCCACACATAGGTAAAAATAGGCTGCATCAAAAGCTATTTGTCCAGGAGAGCCAGGAGAATTGGCAGCTGCTGGGGCATCCTGAAATTGCGCCTTGGCATTAATATTCGCAGTAAGCGAGTCAAACATCATAGCCTGGGGAACGACTCCGCCTACCGTTCCAGGACCAACAGAGCCTCCGGTTGCAAAAGCGACCCAGGAAGTTCCATTAAAATGCTCTGCAGAAGAAGAACTGGCATTAAACCGAACAGGTTGTGTGTTTACATCCGGAGTACAGCAAGAATCACTGTAAGGCACATTTATCGCAGTCAGAATTTCCCTGACTACAGCTCGGATATCCAGGGCGCCTTTAACGGCTTCAACTGTTCGGACCCAAAAACCGGGTCTGATATAGACATTACTCATAGGATAAACTGGTTATTGTCGCCAACCAGCCAGGCGCTTTAGTTCGAATTATAGAGGTTTGCTTCCAGCATCCGTCTTTTAATTAGCCCATTGACGATGACACCATTGGCGTAACACCATTTGGTAAATTCACAGCTATCAGGCACTGCAAGGCCGTTACCGGCGAGAGTATAAGTGAAAATTGACGGGTCTGCGGGGTTGGCATTTACTTTTGCCCGAAGATGGGACTGTTTCAAGGCGCCTTCCCCGAGATTATAGGTGAACGAAATCAGGGCGGCAAATTGATTAGGCGTCAAATCGTCCCTTAAATAAGGATCGATCAGCTCAGCTTTCAGATTTACCTCATACCGGAGAAAATCTTCCGCTTGATCAGCGGTAATTACGTCACCCGGCTGAACCCTTCTTCCCTTCATATAATTGGGTGGGTATACAATAGTTCCGTAACCAATGGTATAAATATTAGGAGCATCAGCGGACCCATGGTAGGCTTTAAGTACCAATTGTTCCTGTATCTTAATAAAGCGAATACAGGCATCATTAATAGTAATCATAGGAAAGGGAGTTTGATATAAGACCGAAGTATATGGGACCCTACCAGAACAATTAGCAGGATAGTCACCCATAGAATAAATTTTGCCTTTGCTTTCAGCAGTTCGTTGGCTTTTTCTTTAAGTTGCTGCTGACTTTCATTAAATTCTCCCCTAAAGAGGATGGTTTGGCCGGTGTAATAGTCAACCGAGTCGCCCAGGATCTTTTCGTGTCGCATATCGCGCTTTGCAACCTCCAAGGTATCGTGGAAGGTTTTTAAAGCTGTAATAACCACTGGCGCTCTTCGGGAAAGGCTGTCAAAGAGATGCTGATACCTGGCACAATCAGGGCCTAAAACAATCAATTTTTGGCTTAAAATGCTATCCCGGTAAGCCCTGTAAGCAGAAGAATCGATAACGACAGTTTCCTTCCCGGGTAAAAAGGTGGTTACACTGTCTACAACACAAGGATTTGACTTCTCCCACTGTCTGCCGGCAGCCTGGAGCTTGGCAGGATCCCGAAGGACCTTTTGCAATGGGTTACAGGAAGTTGCTCCTACAAGAAGGAGCGCAAACAAAAGGTAGTTTTTCATAGGTTATTTTTTTAAAATCGCACTTATTCGGCCAGCCTGGGTCTTTAACCAGGACAGTTCTATTTCAGAAAATTCGCGGTGTTTATCAAAAGACACCATAAGCAGACCGGTCCATTTATCGAATTTTGTCCGGATTTTAAAGGCAATCAGGGTTTCAATACCGTATCCCTGGTACAGGTAAGCCAATTCATCGTTTTCTAAATGCTCATAAGAAACCATATAGTCATCGACCATGGCCAGTTTCTTCATATTGCGTTTAAATGTATCAGCCGGTACATCCTGCAGCTCAGATCGAATGTTCTGGACCCCTTGCGCATTTGACTCCACCATCATATTCAATGTTTTAATATGATATCCGCTTAATGTATTGGAGCCATTTTTCCCCTCCCAAAAGAAAACCCGGTTTGCCTGGCTTTCTTCCTGGATGATATCCAGCACAGGTTTCAATAAATCTTCAAAGTCCGGATCAGCCAAATCCGGTTTCTTGCCTGCTCTTATTTTTTCAGATAGCCATATGCCGGTCAGGGTCGTTATCGAGGTGATCACAGACGCTATCAGGCTGGTAGCCGTAGTCGCATTCATGTTTTCAAAAAAAATGTCGTGAGGTGGAACAAAAAATGTGTTGAATTCAATTTGTAGTTCTATATTTGCTATTCTACAACCTTGTATATTTAGAATATACATCTTTATTGTCTAATTATCCAAATTGTCTAAACAATTATATTCAGTATGAATACTGAGCAATATCAGGTTCATCTATGTAATTCGATGATAGATAGGTTTAAAATCTCATTTTTGGAAAAAACAGGTAGGGCAGTAATTGTACAAGTCGCGGGGTTAAAAAACCTTGCCATTAGTAGACCAGAGCTACCGAGGATAAAATTCCTTGTAGAACAATTCATCCCAAAGCATCTGGCTATCACGTCCATTGCAATTACTTCCCGAAAAAGGGAAATTGTTACATTAAAACAAATCTTTTGTAAAATAGCAAGAGACTATGGGTATTCATTACAGCTTATAGGCGAGCATGTTTACCCGAATGGCAGTCATCCCGATGTAATTTATTCCAACCAACGGGCGACTGATCTGATTGAAGTTGATACTGACTTCAGGGATCTATACGTAAGCATATTAAATAAAATCCAAGATGATTTCCGAACTGATCAATCACCTCCTGAAAAACAAAGTGACTCCTAATCAGTTTTATCTGATGCTTTGTTTTAACAAAAGCACTACTTCCGTACACATCAATGCCAGCATGGAACTGAGGATACTCAAAACAGATGGCTGGGTCTCTGAGGATAACAAATTAACGGCGAAAGCTATTCAACTTATCGACGAAGTAGAGTTGACATTCACCATCAAGCAGAAAAAGCAACGAAAAACCCTCTTGGGACCAGATGCACTGGAAAATATTATCCGCTACCGGGAGATGTTTCCCAAAGGTTTATTACCATCAGGAGCCTCCGCAAGGGTCAACGTAAAAGAGTTAGAGAAAAAATTCACCTGGTTCTTTAACACCTTCGAGCATGATTGGAATACCATTTTTAAGGCGACCAGGGACTATATAGACCTCTACGAAGCCCGAGGGTACTTATATATGCAAAACTCGTCCTACTTCATCTCCAGGGAAGACAAGCAAAAAAATATCACTTCCTCGCTGGCTACCGCTTGCGATAACATCCTGGAAAATGCCAGCGATGAAACGAACCTTATCGAATCAAAATTTAATGTAATATAATGAGACAATTTAAGCATAAAACATTGGGTAGAATAGCGGTCGAAGTGAAATTACCCGGTCATTCCTTCTATTGGAACATGGGTTCTATTCCTGCTTGGGTAATCGAAAATAGCACCGATTGGGAGGAACTTGTCGTATCAAATTGCACGCTTTGCGGTAGAGAAATCGTTCCATCGGAGAAGAAAGATTGTATCTGCCTGAAATGGGAAATCAGATCTTTTAGAGATAAAGTCACAGGTTTTGTTATTCCCCGTCTAAAAGAAGGCTGGTACGGTGGCACCAATGGTGAAACCAGCTATTATGGGGCTACAAAGTCCTATCTCCAGTCCCCTGACAACCGTTATGAGCCATGCTCCATTAGGCGATATCACGATAATGCAATATTTAGAATTGGAGATGTCATCGCCAGCGGCGAGGATATTGACAAAATCGTAGGATTCCACCTGGAACGGGAAAATTGCTGGATTAAAATGACAGATCCTGCATTTGCACACCCTAATGTCCTGGATAAGAAAGTAAGGGAACTTTTCCCAGTCCGTAAAACAACCTTCTTCGTAGTTGGTTTATAAAATCAGACATTACCAAGTCATTTACAAACTGCGACTAATTGGTATAGCCATGGCAGGCGATAATGCCTATGATCCTCAAAAAACATAATTTGTAGAATAAGATATTAATTTCACCTTTTGTTTGTAGAATAGGAACAAAGTTCTACCTTTACACTCCTCCCAAGCAAAATCATTGTAATACTTATGGACGAGTTAGATCAACTCTACGAAGAGTTTACAATACCCCTATGTGCCTACATACCGGCTGACATAGAGATAAGAGGGATAACCCGGGGAACCCTGCGCATCCTGATTGAGATGGAAAGGGAACGGGGTTATTTATACGGCCTCCAGGACGGAATACGCCACGCACAGGAAAAAGCCAGCGAAATGATATCATGAGTCCAGTTGACGAGCTAATTCGCGTAGATAAGGCGGTAGACGAAGCATTAAAATATATTGACGGGCGGCGACAAGGATTAATAAAATCCATCAAGACGCCGTGGAAAAAATTTAATGACGCCCATCTTGATGGCATCGAGTGGCAAAAGATAATTGCCCTTGGAGGGATGAGTTCATCAGGCAAAACACTAATAGCTTCCCAGTTGGAACGGGAACTATTTGACCTCAATCCTGACCAGAATTTTATGGTTCTTTCCTTTAATATGGAAATGCCATCAAGACAAATCGTAATTCGAAACATTATTGGCCGGCACAACATCAAAAATGATGAGCTGCTGTCGGCAAAAGGATTAACGCTTTCCGATGAGAAGTTCGAGATGATAAAGGTTGACCTGAAAAATGAATTAGGCAGGTATCCGATATACTATGTAGAGCACCCGAAAACCGTTCGACAATACAAGTTCCTCGTAAGAGCATTCTATGAAAAAATGCGGGTCCCTTTCTTTGTCATCTCCGACCACACCATCTTATTCAAAAAGGAAGAAAACGAATTAAGTCATCTTCCCATGCTCTATAACCTGGCTGACGCTATGATAGAGTTAAAAAAGGAATTGCCTGTTACCCAAATTCCACTCACGCAGCTCAACCGGGTAATCGAAGATAAAGACCGCAGGATACCTAAGAGCATCCTCAATTATCCAGATAAGAGCTGTGTATTTGGTTCTGATGCCGTCTACCAGTGTTCGGATACATTGATGGTAAACCATAGGCCCGCACTACTAAATTTCGCACCCAATACGTACGGTCCGAATAAATTGGCTTGTGAAGAAAACGATCTCTACTGGCATTTTATAAAAGCAAGGGATGGTGCTCCAAATTTGATTGCTGCCATGACAGCAGATTTTTCTAATATGAAAATCCTTGACAGATGAGCCAACTAGCAAAAAGATTATCACCGGATGAACGAAAGGCTCTTGTATCAGCTTTGAGAGTATATCATGAAGATGTTTTTAAAGCCCTCGGATCGCCCCAGGCATATTACTATCCAAAGGTCGTCTTACTTCGTAATGGCAGTAAAGTAATTACCTTTTTTCCATCGGAGTTAAACAAAGAGACAGATGTATATACCGAATTCATTGATTTTGATTATACACCTCTCGATCCAAAAAGGCCGCTTTACAGATTCAAATACAATCCCTACTTCGCCCAGGAACTGGCTACCGAAGGCAATGGGGAGCAGATCAGGTATGTAGTCCCTATTGAGGAAATGGAAAAAGTACATCTGACCAGTAAAGATGTGGCTGAAAACTCCTTGGGAAACCTAACGGATGAGGGGTTTGAAAGAATTACCATCCGCGATATATATGCCATTGTACAAAATAAACCAGCCAGTAAGAAAAACTGGCTAAACGAGATGATCAAATCAAATCAGTAAGTGTATGAATGAGCATAAACAACTAATGATTCCCGAAAAGCAATATAACTTCCTTGCCACCCTAATTGAAAGCAAGAAGTTGCCCGTTCATGTTAAAACGGTCGAAGACGCCTTTACAATTGCTCAAATGGGAAGGGAACTCGGATTTGCTACTATGCAGGCATTCCATTATATCATTCCCATACAAGGAAAGTTAAGTTTAGCCGCCAAAGCTATCGGGGCGCTCCTTCGAAAAGGAGGGGTGAAATATACTACGACCGAAGACGGTGTCTTTGTTTACCGGGACGAGTCAACCAGTGAATTTCGAAGAGAAAAGGAAAAACCAATTGACCGGCGTACCACCATTGTATTTGAGCGGGGAGACCAGGTTGAAAAAACGACATTCACTTGGCTTGATGCTATTGCCCAGGAACTTACTTCAAAATCAAATTGGATTAAGATGCCAAAGGAAATGCTCTGGGCCAGGTGCCTATCAAAGGGGGCAAATCGTATTGGCTCAGATCTCCTCCTGGGATTATACAGTACCGAAGAAATGTTTGACGTTTTTGGCTGTAATACCAAAGTTAAACGGGACGAGGATGGGCACATTGTCGAAGTAGTAGATACTGAAGCTGAAATACTTAGCAATTAATATAAACTCAACAAAACAATAACACTATGGCCTTAAGTACAAAGAACATTCCGGCAGCTGGTATTTCTAAAACGTTTAAACCTGGAAACGTCTTCGCAAAACTTAACAATATCACCTACGAAACCGATAAGTTCAACGACGGTGGGTTAATTGTGAAGGTCCATATCGAGGGCGCCGACCTGGGAGAGAGTTTTGAAGGGTTCTTTAAGGATCCCGACAACCAAACCAAGGGTCGCTACAAAGGACAGATTGGGACAGTTGCTGCCGGCCAATATTCCTTTAAAGATGCAGAGGTTAATGGGCGCAAGATCGAACGCGACGTTGAAATCCTCAAATTTATCTCCACCCTGGGAAAATCCATCGGTAAAGACGATGAAATCAATAGCCTTGAGGCTAATTCGATTGAAGAATACATCGAAATGGCCACCAAAGTCCTCTGCAGTAAGGATGCCTGGCTACACTGGTGTTTGGGTGGTAAGGAATACGAAAAGGCAGGATACACTAATTACAGCCTATTCCTGGTAAAAAATGACTTCAAGCAGAAAAAGTATTCGTTTGGCACCTTAGAGGACGATGTAATTAAGTACGACGCAGCTAAACATATCGTCCGGAAAAAGAAAGAAGCGGTTGAAACAGTCGAACAATTTGAACCGGTGGCAACGGATGATTTCGATATCCCCGGATTGGGCGCTGACGAACACGAAATATAGATCTTTCTACCTGGTAAGCTAAAGGGGTGTGAAATAGCATCCCTTTTTATTCGTATCCTATGTTATCTGCAAAAAATCTAATATTCGAAGCCAAAGATGTGCCTGATGCCTGGGTATTCTCAAATTATTGTGGTGTTCCACTGGATCAATTCAATGGGACTGAGTTCAAGATAAAATCAATTTTTACCGAAGAGAAAACACCCTCCATGGGTTTCTTCCTAAAAAACGGGAAATACCTGTTTAATGACTTTTCCAGTGGTAATAAAGGAGACTGCCTAACCCTGGTTAAACTTAAATACGGCCTTGACTTTCACAGTACTTGCACAAAAATTGTCAACGATTATAACATTTGGCGAAAGAACAGTTCGGGGAATATCATCATCCCTGAATATACACAGCAAAGCAAATATAAGGTAACCAGCCATGAGCCCCGGAAATGGAATTTGCTGGATAAGGACTACTGGATCGGGTACAACATCGGATCCACGCTACTTACGGAATTCATAGTAAAGCCACTGGAGTCCTACACGATGACCCGTGACCTGGAGGATATGACCATTACCGGCAACCATATCTACGGCTATTTCAAAAGGAATGGTCAACTCTTTAAGATATACCAGCCCAAGGTTGACAATCTCAAATTTATTAAGGTAGGTGACCATATACAAGGGTCAGAGCAGACAATGAATAGACCATTCCTGGTCTATTCATCCTCCCTTAAAGATTTGATGTCCCTGATTTCACTCAGGTTGAACCTGGACAGCAAAGCCCCGGACTCAGAAAATACGTTTCTTCCTCAATCCGTGGTAGAGCTGGATATTAATACCTATCAAAAGGTTCTGGTCCTATTTGATAATGATAGTGCTGGTCAAAAGGCTGCTTATAAATACCAGGACAAATATGGCATCACTCCCGTATTCCTTAACTACGGGGAAAAAGATTTGAGTGATCATATCAAGGTATATGGGGCACAGAAGACAAAGCAATGGCTGGTTCCCCTAATTGACAGGAAATTGAATGAATGATCGTCAGTAACACAGTTCAAGAAATTAAAATATTAAATTATTATGCCTATCAAACAAGTAAAGATTTCCGAAATTCTTGGTCTTCTAAAATCAGGTTACACACGTTGGGAGGTGGACGCAGTTGAACCAGGTATGAGCATAGAAACGGTTTTAGCACTAAGTACAGCTGACCTCAAGTCCATCTTTTCGCATGCTAAAGTAAAGCGCGTAAAAACACAGTTCAAAACCATCGAGATCATTGATGATGTCGAAGCACCCGCGGCGACACTGATAATTGAAGATGATACGCCAGGACAACAAGGGGCGCCGGCGTTCCAGGCACAAATTAACTCGGTAGTATCGACAAACAGGCAACCTACTCCCGGGGCAGCTCGTGCAATAGCACCCACAGCTACACCTGGACCTGTACCGACTGTAGCTCCCGCAGCAGCTCCTGTAGCCAGCGTGGAGGAAGAAATTGACATTTTCGCATAGTCGAAATCAAAACATACACTAAAAATCAAACAATGGATACAGTAGCAATTCAGACAAGAAGAATTACAGTTGTCAACAACGTAGGTAAAAACAAAAGAGTGCTGGAATCAGCAGCCGCTATCAAAGGAGACCTTGTATCGGAAATGTCTTCACAAGGCATTAGCGTAAAAAACATGAGAATGATTGTCGGAGGGTCCAAAGTAACCCTCGACAGCTCACTTGCTGTTTTACCCGTTGAAGATTTTTACCTGTTCTTATATCCCGTCAAAGTCGATAGTGGCAATTGGCCTGATACGGATGACGACAACGGGGATGATGGCAATGGTGATGAACAAGGAACAGCCGAAAATTTCAACTACGAAGAAGATGATGTAGAAGAATTCCAATTCGACAACAGTAAAGAAGAAATGCGAGTTCGCTTGAATCTAATCATCAAAGGGAGCGAGCAAACACAACACCAGGCCAACGCAGTATTAAACCTCCTTGATAATATGGAGGAAAATAGCGAAAATAACGAGGCTGGACACAATGATCCGGAACAGACCTTCCTTGTGGATGAAGCTGCCAGGATTGCAAATAGTCTGAATTCTTAGTTCAAAGGTAAAAGGAGGTTGAAATATACCTCCTTTTAATCTAACACATATGACATGCCCCAAGATAGAAATATCCTCCTGGTTGAGGAAACGGTAAAACTGGTTGATGAAAGGAATAAGGAATCTTTAACCAAGATAAAGCTTACGCTTAACAGGGTATTCGGAGAAGCAAACAATCAGATCATTCGGGAAAACCTAGTAAGCCAGCTTCAACAAGGTTCCCCTTATAGGGAGGAATTCTCAGCATACTTTGCAAGTGTTGTCAAAAAGTTAATACGGTATAAAGTCATCCTATATTTCCCGGAGCTGATAATAGCAAATGCACAAGGAAACTCTCATGTTATTAAAGACATATATGTATCCTTTCATTTAACAACAACCCTTAGACTGCATGGCGACTTACAAGGTATGAGGACAACTTTTAGCAAAAACGAATGGGTTTCCGAATATACTCATTCGCATCTGAATGATCGATGCACGAAATTCAGCAACTTCTGTACCGGTACGGGTCCCATTAACGATGTAACCAATGCATTAAGAGAGGAATATGATGAGATTAACTTCGAAATGTTTTGTTACCAAATACAAAGCTATTTGGCGTATGAATCCATTGAAGGCACACCTTATGAATATATTAGCAACATAGGAACTGACACTATAGTAGTTGCCCTAGATGACCAATATCTTCCTCAATTGTCTTACATATATACACATTTCCTGAATACCCATAGCATTGATGACATAAGATCCCATTTACGAATAGTTGTATCTAAAAGGATCGATGTAGATCCAACGGATAATTTTGAAAAGGAGCTGGCCAAATACTTAAAACGATTAAAAGGAATGGCGAGTAGTGCCAATGGCCCATTAAGAAATGTGCCTTTGACCCATTTGTTTGCATATAAAACCAGTGACGGTAAATATACGAACATCACCTCAGAAACTTCGATTACATATACTCCTGAAGTCTTGATAACCTTCAAAGGAGAAAAAAAGAAATTGTCAATTATCAACCCTCCAGAAATAGAGGATAAAAACTTATATTATGCAAACCCTTCGATCACCCGATATATCTGCTCCCGCCTCTCCAGAGAACTCACCAAGGCCAGTTTTGCATTTAAAGGCATTAAAACAGAAGGTGTCTATAGTGTTGAGTCACCAGTTACAGAGTCAAATTCTTTACCTATGCTCAAGAGTGCATAACATTGAATGGTCAGGAACCTTGTTTTACAGTATCACTGAGGGGGAGTTTGGGGATGACAAGTGTCTAATTTCGGCGGAATACTTATTCCTTCAAGACATTGGGAATGATGTCTTCACCACTTACGAATACACTCCTGAATTTGTTAATATTCTTATGGCAAATCCAGCTTTAATGGATATGAAAATCGGGCACATACATTCGCACCACACGATGAGTGTATTCTTTTCAGATACTGATGATAAGGAGTTAATCAAAAACTCGGAATTTCATAATTACTACCTTTCTCTCATCATAAACAATGCCAACGAGATGATGGCCAAGGTAGCTTTTAGGGTCAAAGAGCATTCCGCCATTGAGTCGAAACTCTTATATTATGATTCTTCAGGCAATGAACAGTCCCGTACTGTGCATGAAACAGTAGAAAAAACATCCGTTCATTTTTATCACTGCGAGATCAGCAAACCGCCTATCATTGATAGCCTGCTATCTGAACGGTTTGATGAAATTATAAAAAATAAAGCCGCTGAATCACAAATCTCCAGAAGTAAATTCGGCTCAAAACAAGGAAACAACAAATCCTCAAAAAAACAAGGTGATATGTGGTCGGGCTGGGATGGGGATGAGTTTACTTTGCCCGGTACAAAGGGAAAAAAGGGACCGTTCACAAATAAACAGAAAAATATACCCCTAAAAGAACCCGCGCTGAGTAGATCGACATATTCATTCCTTGTAAAATTGCTGAATCTCGACCATTTGTACGAAGGAAGCTTGAGTGCTACAATGAAGGTGTTGTCCGAAAAGCAATTTAAGAATAATGGATTTTATGTACATATTGAAGAGATAGCTGTACGTGTCTCCGAATTTTATATTAGCATCTTTCCTGAAGATAATAAACTCGAATCCTTGATCGATGTAATTACCGAGGTAACATTGGCGCTTGATAAAGGGTTTTCGCATATCTACCCAGAATTAACGACAGAATTATTAGACATTTTTAATCTTGAAATACAATAACAATGGAAGTAGCAGCACAGTATGGAAGAGTAAAAGGAGGTGAATGGTTCTCCCTTCTTCATAAAAAGGACATTATGGTCCTTGGTCAAGGAGGAATCGGTTCATGGACTTCCCTACTTATCAGCAGGATAGGTTGTAACCTATATTTATTTGACCACGACCGTTTTGAGCAACACAATATGAGTGGTCAGCTTGTGAGAGCCAAGGATATTAACAAAAGGAAAACAGATGCTGTGACTGAAATCATCAAAGAGTTCTCGCCGGATGCTACAGTAGAATCCGACGGAATGTATAAGGAGGATAGTTCCGTTAGCAATATAATGATATGCGGGTTTGACAATATGGAAGCAAGAAAATTAGCTTTCAGAAAATGGCGCGAATTTCTCATGCTTATACCTGAAAGTCAAAGGAAATATTGTTTCTTCCAGGACGGTCGCCTAAATGCAGAATTACTACAGATATTCAACATACCAGGGGACGATTATGCATTTATTGAAGAATATGAATCCACTCATCTCTTTAATGGTGATGAAGTACCTCCACAACCATGTACCTTCTCGCAAACTACCCATTGCGCAGCGATGATAGCCGGGCACATGGTTGGATTTCTGACAAATTGGATTACAAATGCAAATTCTGATACTCCAATGCGGGCGGTACCACACTTCTGGGAATATATTGCCCCACTCAACCTTATGCTATGATAGACTACCGCTTTTCTGACCAATTAACGAAATTCCCCTTCGCAAGAAGAAATCAGTATAACTATAGTTCACCACAACCTTCAGCCCTTTTATTCACTGCTGCCTCTCAGGAAGTTGCATTAATTTATAAGGAACCTTCAGGATACCATAAAGAAGGATTTTTAATGTTCACTGAAGCAACTCAGTTTCGGGAAAGGACTCTTAACAAAGACAAGGTGATGGAAATAATTAATACAGCCCATATCTTAATGAAGCTGAATTACGGCGGTGAAGTATACCTAATGGGGAAAGGATTTATAGGATTATTTGATGACCAAACAAAGGGAATTTCGCCGCTTTTCATCATTACCATACCTAATAATGATGATTGGACTGACATCGACGTCAAATTTTATATCTCTAAAATTATACGAACAAAACCCTTTCGACCAATCCAGGTTATTGTTGAAACACTAATCGAGGACCATAAAGGGGATATTATATTTTCTGATGACATTTCGAAATTAGTGGGAGATCGGATCAAGCTACCAAGTTTCAAGACATTGACCGAACGTCGCCAATATGTCGATAACTTAATTGATTTCTGTTTGACGGTCGAAAAACAAAAGTTTGTAGTTTTGTAGAACAACCTATGAAAAAATGTGGCTCTACAACTCTAGGACGGTCGAATCCTTAGACGATCTTCCCCAGCCCGAAGCACTCTTTGGGTTTATTTACAAAATAACAAATACGAAGACTGGTTCAATTTACATTGGCAAAAAGCATTTTTATTCCAGTAGAAAGAAGGCCCTGCGAAAAAATGAGTTATCAGCCGACAAGCGAAAGAAAACATATCAACTGGTAAGAAAGGAATCGGACTGGTTGTCGTATTGGTCATCCTCCACAGATCTACAAAAAGATGTCAAAGAAAAAGGAGAGCAGGACTTTACCAGGGAAATCATCGCCCTCTCCTGCTCTCCAAAGTTTCTTGGATACCTGGAACTGAAGTATATGATAAACTTCGATGTTCTCACCGTAAGAAGCTATAATGGCAACATCGCCGGCAAATATTACACCCGTGATATGCAATCAAATTGTTTTAAATCATGACAATGTACCATAAAGAACTCGACCTGCAAAGGATGGGATATAGAAAATTAGAGGGCGATGTTTGGGGAAAACCTATTGGGTATATGCTCTTTACATTTTCAGTACATACCAATAGCATACACGCCAATTTCCTCGATAAAAAAGGAAATACAAGCCTTTGGGATTCAGACATTTTCAAAGAAGAACAGGAAACCTCCTTTTTGGATTTCATAAAGGTATTCGAGTCCTATACCAGAACGGACGTAGCCGTTGGGCACTGTTCAGAGTTCCATTTTTTAACCCAGGAAGAGTATTATAACTCACGCCTGACTTTGGTTGCATAACCAATTTCTCCACCATGAATAAAGAAGAAATAAAACGATTGATTTTAGACCAGGGGTTAACAGCGATCGGATTGGTGGAAGCCATTATAGAGATCAACGGCTACACGGGCATCGGCCTGTTGGCGCTGTATAAAACACTAAAAGACTATTGCCACACAAAAATAAAGGGCATAATAGCTAAATCGGGAAAAAATCATATTGAAGGGGAATGGACCATGACGGACCCTTCCACCAACCAATATGGTCGGCAATTATCGCGGCATTCCTTTGAGTTTAAGGAGATCAACCGGGGACAAGAGGTAATAGACATTCACAGGTATACCGTTGGCGATATCGAATCCACCATCAACTCCTATGGTTACACTTTATTTGAATCCAAGAACGGAAACGCGAATATTCTCGAACAGTATGGGGAAAGCACGCAATGGATTATTGCAGAGTGCCTATTCGAGATGCAGGTTTGAACAATCCCCAGCAATCGTGAACAGACAATAATCTTTTCCAACCTAGAAAAATTTAACTATGCTCATTAGCCAGGAATTGGTAAGAGATCCCATGAATGAGTTTTACAATAAGAAATTATATTTTTCATACTCAGCTCTGAAACTCCTTCTCCATTCACCGGGTGCCTACAAAAGGAAATATATAACGAAAATCTATGAGGAAAAAATTGAAAAGCACCTTATTAAAGGGAAGGTAATTCACTGTCTTCTGCTGAATAACCATCTGTTCGATGAATTATTTATCGTATCGCCGGTCAATATACCAAGCGGGAACAATAAAATAATCGTAGATAGAATATTCAAAATTTACTTACAAGGGATCGCCGATAATCCACTGAATCACAGTGCAAACCAATCCCTGACAGACTATTCCGAGAATATATTGAACATTCTTCTGGAAATCAATCTACATCAATCGCTTACCGATGACAAACCCGATAGGCAGGGTGTCGTCGCCAAAACTGGAAATCAAAAACGACTCGAAAAGATTTTCAACGATGAAAACCTCAATTACTTCGAATACCTAAAGATCCAAGGGACCAGGAACGTTATTGACCAGGAAACGTATGATTTATGTGCCATATATGCCGATATCATTCGTAATAATAAGGAGATTGTAAAAATAATGGCGCTCGATGTAAGCGACTCCGAAGAGATAAAGGTGATCAATGAATTCGAGCTGAGGACTGGGCTATCCAAATACCCCTTTGGGATAAAAGGAATACTAGATAACGTAGTATTCGACAACGCTATCAAGGTAATCCGGGTCAATGACTTCAAAACGACTGACAGACCCCTAAATGAGTTCAGGGATACTATCGACTTCTACAAATATTGGCTGCAGGCAGTAATATATATGATGCTGGTGTACGCAGAATACACGCCTCTTTTTGATAATGGCTGGACGTTTGAATTCAGATTTATTGTAATCGACGCGAATCAACACGTTTACCCGTTCCTGGTGAAGGAGAAAACGTTAAATGAGTGGCTACTCCGTTTTAATGAAGTCATCGACAAAGCCAACTATCACTATACAGAAAGAGCTTATGATCTACCCTTTGAATTTTCGAAGGGTTTGGTGGTTTTGTAAATTTTCATAACTTATGAATAATGGCGCTGAAGGAATTATACAAGAAATATTTTCAAAAATCAATTTGGTTTCTCTACCCGAATTTAGGCATAAAAAGACACGCTACGTTCACCCCCATTAATACTTTTATTGTACTTAACGATAATATTACAGAGTATGACGAAAAGCTTATCGTCCTGCATGAAGATCTAAATTCTGAAGGCTTTAAACAATTTGAGAAAAATGTTTTATTCAAAAATCGCTTTTTTTACACCTTTAAACCGTGTGTGGACAACAAGGTAGCTTACATTTTTACTTTCCAGGAACATCAAGAGGATTGGTTCAATTTTCTGTCGGGTAAATATTCTCTTTTATCCAAAGAATTGAAGAACCGTATCGAGTCCTATGCTGGTAAGAACTCCTTAGAATGGGAATATATCTACAGTTTTTTGTATCCGGATAAGCATTTCGAACTTTATGCAACACTACTCGCGCAGGGGGAAAAGGATGTTGAATCCATGCAGGAGATCCTGATGGGGATCGGTGAATTATGCCCACCCTACAACCTGGCCAAAGAAAGTTTGAAGATTGAATTTAGAGAATTAGATACTTTGTAGAATAAGAAGTAAATTTGTAGAATAAAAACCAAGAGGATGGAAATTGAAAAATCAATGCTGTTGATTACCTCTGCCTGGGGTAATGCCAAAACTTTTAAGTTAATTCCTGTCACCAAAGAATGCCCCTTTAACGAAGCGATATACGACCCCGACGTTAGGGTACTGGCCATCATTTCCAAAGAGAAGAAGGAATCTTTCAAGCGCCTGGACAAGCTGGATGACAACGGAGATTCAATTCCGCTAAAAAATCCAAAACCAGGTAAACCATATAAAGAGGAAAGAAAAGTTTTGGAGACTTTCTACGAATATTATATTAAGGACACCGAGGAAATCAAACAATTCATTGACTCCTTTGCCTTAAATAGCGACCATTTTAACACCGACGAATACCTGATAAAGCAAGCGGCTTGACCAGTCATGATTTGACTGTTAAAGGGGAGCAGTTTTAGTCTCCCCTTTTTTATCTTATAAAATCCATTATGATTTACCTAATAACTCAGCAAGCAGAGTTGTTCAAGGATAATCTTGTCTATGAGAAATCTACGGTAACAGCACTTATTCAATACCTGAAATCCGTTTTAGAAACCTGCCTCGATACGGAGACAAACGGCTTCGACCCTCATACTAAAGAGTTATTGTCCTTACAAATAGGTGATGCAACCAACCAATACGTAATTGATTGCAAGACCGTTGATATCAGCGTTTTAAAGCCGTATCTCGAAAACATCCTCATTGTAGGCCAAAACCTGAAATTCGATTTAAAATTCTTGTTTAAAAAGGGAATCTATCTCAGGAAGATTTGGGATACGATGGTTGTGGAAAAGGTCCTATACTGCGGTCTGCCGGAAATTAGGGTGGGACTGGATTCCATTACCGAACGGTATCTTGGCTTTAAGCTGGATAAATCTGTAAGAGCGGAGATACAGAAGGAAGGTTTGACCAGTCGGGTAATAAAATATGGCGCTGATGACATCAAGTTCCTGCCAGCTATCAAAGAAAAGCAAATTGAAGCCCTTATCGCAAAAGAGCTAAAAGGCACCGTTAACCTGGAGAACCGCTTCACTCCTTGTCTTGCCTACATCGAATATTGTGGTTTTAAGCTCGATAGGGATAAATGGTTGGCTAAGATGGAGAAAGATGCCTTAAAATTAAAACAGGCACAGGAAGTTCTTAATCAGTGGATAATGAACAAGGGGCTGGTCAAGTATTTTACCCAGCAAATCAGCCTCTTTGATCCCGTCTCCTGTAAAATCAATTGGAGTTCATCCAAACAGGTTATCGAATTATTTGAAGAGCTGGGCATTAACTGCAGGGTTGTTGAAAAAGGTGTCGCTAAAAAGTCGGTAGAAGCTGGCAATATTGAGAAGCAAAAAGGCAGGTTCCCCTTTATCGGGCTGTACCTGGAGTATAAAAAGGCGGAAAAAGTAGTTTCCACATATGGAGAGAACTTTCTCAAGCAGATCAACCCGGTTACTGGCAGGGTCCATTCTAACTTCAAACAGATCATGGACACCGGTAGGCTATCTTCCGGGGGAAAGGATAAGATTACGAAGGAAGAGTACATCAATTTTCAGAATATTCCCAAGGATCCCGAAACGAGGGGGTGCTTTGTAGCCGAACCAGGTAATGTACTCATCATTTCAGACTACTCCGGGCAGGAGCAGGTTGTCCTTGCGAATTTCTCCATGGATAGGAATCTCTTAAAGTTCTATGACGAGGGCCTGGGGGATATGCATGCCTTTGTTGCATCAAAAATGTATCCCCAGCTAGATGGGTTAACCCTGGATATAATAAAATCGCAATATAAAGAAGAGCGGCAGGAAGCGAAGATCACAGGCTTTACTATTAATTACGGCGGTGTCGGACAAACCATAGCTGACCAGCTCGGTAAAGCAAAGGAAGACGGTGAAAGGATATATAACGCCTATTTTGTCGCTTTCCCTGGATTGCGCGCTCATTTTGATAAAGTCAAAAAACAGGGTCTAAGGGATGGCTACATCCTTATTAGCACACTTACCAAACGTAAGTCATACCTCCCCTTCTTTAAGGAATTTAAGGAACTGGAAGCTGAAATGGACAGTGATTTCTGGGAAATCTACAGGTCCGCAAAAGAAAATGGCACGCCCGATCTGCCCCGGTTGAAAGAGAAGGTATCCCGGTATTTCATGTATAAGGGTGATGTAGAGCGCAAGTCACTCAATTTCCCTATACAGGGTTCATCGGCAGAGATAACCAAAGTATCCTGCGTCCACATCTTCGACTATATCATCGATAATGGCTTATTTGACATAGTAAAATTCGTTAATACCATTCACGACGAAAATGTACTGGAAGCACCAATTGACCAAGGTGAACTCATTTCCCAAATGGTAAAAAAAGCCATGTTCAAAGCAGGTCAATTGCATTGCAAACGGGTGCCGTTGAAAGCGGAACCAGAACTATCATATTACTGGAAAAAATAATTATATGAATCTAACAATTAAAATCCTCGGGGAAGGAACAAAAGAGGAAATCACAACCGCTCTTCAGCATGTTATCAATAGCCTGGTCGACCATGATGAAACCACCAAGGCTACTTGGGAAGACCAAACCCTATATACTCAAATAAACTACTGACAAGATGAGTGAAGCTGAACAGGAGCGGATGGAATTATTGGAAACCTTGCTCAGAGACGCGCTGCATATTCTTAACCAAATTCCTAATACTATCATCAGGAGTGATAAATACAGGTCCACCTACGACTTCGCCGCATCAATAAACGATACCTTAAAAAGATAATATGGCCAATTTCGATTACTACATAGATAGAAAGTTCACTATCTGGGACAGGGAGCATTATCAAATTGTAGCCAAGGACCAGCAGGAGGCAAACACTATTATGTTGGAACATTTTAATTGTGGTGCTCAATCCGATAAATTGACACCCGATGATTATGAAGATCTCCTGGATACCCGGGAAGATCTCACCCCGGAAGAAAACGACGGTGAGGCTACCCGGGAATTATTCACGGGTACAGGGGGAGCAGAAAGTATAAGACTGGCCGATAACATCCAAAAATAACCTTCACAACAATGAGTACCCGTCAAGAAAGTATCGGATTATTAATCCGTTACGTTTTGTACCATTTTAAGTCAATAGAAGAGAGGCTTTCCTGGTCAAAAGCGACCAACGGTTTTATTCAGCAGGATAAGCACACCTTAAATAAGGCAATTCAAAAAGTGGTATCGGCTATTGAGGATGTACTGACAATTGTGCGAAATCCAGAGCTTATCAGGGCTATGAGGGCTGAAATCAACAAACAGGACCTTGCATATTATATGGTCCTTACAGAACAATTGTTCGACTTGAAAGAAGAGGATTTGGTGTCTATAACGGATCTTATTGACCAATATTTAAAACAAAAGTATGGACTCGAAGACCTATCCCCCGCGGCAGCCTGACGAAGAACCGGACTATGAACCGGAAGACTGCGACTACTGCAAACAAAACATGGAACAAAACGACATTGAATATACCCTGGATTGCCATTGGACCGGGCAAACCTGGATATGTGATCATTGCGGACTACCTCTTTAAAATCCACTATTATGGCAACCTTTGAAAGAAACATCTTGCTCAGCTTAAAACGCAGATATACGCAGAATGAACAGTATAATCTTTTATTGACCGCATACACCAACCTGGAGCGCGAGAGTAAAGCCGATACGGAAAACTTAAGACTTCTGCGCAAGGAATACCAGGAGCTTGAGAAAGAAACCATCAGCTTGCGAAAACTCGTTGCCGATAAAGGAGTTGTCAGTTCAAAAGTGTATAGCACGCTCGTTAAGAAGCATCGGGACCTGGAGGACAAATATTACGACCTGGTACGGCATAAAAATAATGCAGAGCAGGAAAAAATGAACAAGGAGCTGGAGGATCTCCGATTGTAATCGACAACCTACTCCTACAGCTAATCACAAATATCAAAAACATATACACAAATAATAAAATTTGTTATTTGTAGAATAATATTTTGTAGAATAGATTGTATTCTACAAATAATGTCCTAAGTTTGTAGAATAAACGAATCGTTCAATGACTGATAAGTACCGGAAATCCTCAAAGAACATTTACAAAACGGAAGCTAATAAGTACCGTGTCAGAATTTATAGAAATGGTTCCAGGCTCAGCAAGAACTTTTCCAAAAGAAAGGAAGCCGTCAAGTTCAGAGACGAGACTATAAGCCCCGTTGTTTAATCCATGCTCATATTGAAAACCTATGAAAGGGACTATAATGGTCCCTTTTATATTAGAGGCATGGTTGGGCTTTAAGAACTGGGGCGCCGGCGAGCTACTCAGCTCCCATCGCGATATAGCGCTTGGGGCGATTTTCCGATCCTATCATTTTAACGTACCCGTATGAAGCTAGGAATATTTGGCTACGAAGATACTTGTGTAAAAGCGTATGATCCCATTCACCAGCAATTGGTCGGGATATTCGACAATTATAATGATGCTGGGAACAAATTAGGTATTGTTCCCAGCATCGTTCAAAAGACCTGTTCCCGCAAGGGTAAAGCGTATTCTGAAATTTTAAAAATAAAGGTATCCATACGGTTATCCAGGAAAATGAAAAAAGAAGAACTCATAGCTGAGATAATAAAATTTGATTACAAAAAATGCCCGAAAATGTATGTAGTCAGAAGCATTACGGCTGACGCCTGGGACCTGGAGAAGTTAGGCAAATTGGCTAATCTGACACTACATGATATTTGGCGGGAATTAAGGCACATATTGTAAGGCGCTATGACTTGCCGGCAATAAGAAGCGATATTTTTAACCAATCCCACACTTTTTTAAATAAAATCAATGAGTTTAGAGACACTTTATAAGAGAACCAAGGCAGGCGGCATTCAATACTGGGAAATCAAGGTAACACCTGAAGGAAATAACGCGTGGATAACTAAAACTTCGGGCAAATTCGATACAAAAAGCCCCTTGGTACACGAGCAGTTTATTGAAGAAGGCAAAAACATCGGTAAAGCAAACGAAACTACCTCCTACCAACAAGCCGAACTGCAGGCGCGATCCGATTGGAATAAAAAGCGTGATGAAGGGTATAAGGATCTTGCTGGCTTAGGAATTAAATCGGTCGGATTAGGCTACATAACCGTAAACGATGGTAAAACGGTACGATCCTTGGAAAAGGTGCTGGAGGAAGCCGTACCCAAATTCAACAGTGACGCCAGTGGCAATGTTAAGCCGATGAAGGCGCCAACGGTACCTTGGAAATTGGGTCAAAAGATTTCCTATCCACAACGACTTGAAACCAAGTTCGATGGGGTGAGAGCCACTCTGGTCATCCCCGAGGATTGGGGTAACATGCAGTTTTTATCTAGCTCGGGCAAAGAATATACATCATTATTCCATATTAAGCTGGAGGTCTTGGCAGCATTGAGGGCAAGTAGGTGGACAATAGACCAGTATCCGATAGTTCTCGATGGAGAGATCTATCGCCACGGCATGACATTGGAAGAAATCAATGAAGCTGTCAAAAAACTGAGGGCTGAGACCGTGACACTGGAATTCAGGATGTATGATCTGCCTTTACACACAGGTAGCCAGACCGAGCGGAGTGCAGAAACTGCCAGAATTGTCAGCCTGATCGATAGCAATTTCGTCTCGGCCGTGGACGGCGTTGTAGTTAACAGTGATGCCGACGTAAAGCGACACCATGATATATGGGTTCAGTTCGGATATGAAGGAGCTATGCTCAAAGACCCCAATGGACTTTACCAACAGGGACAACGCAGCAGCTACTGGCGCAAGGTCAAAGAATTCGATGATACTGAATTTGAGATCACCGGATACAAGCTGGGTCAGCGCGGGGTGGAAGATTTAATATTCACTTGCCAGTGCCCTGGAGGGAGTTTCGATGTAAAGATGTCCGGCAGTCGTGAAAGTAAACAGAAGATTTACGAAGAGATACAGGCCGGGAAAACAGAGGGCAGACTTCTGACCGTAAAGCATTTTGGATATACTAAATATGATATCCCAAATTTGCCGACTGGTAAAGCTTTAAGAGACAAAGAATAAGATTATTGCTTTGTATATTATTAGTAGAAAGGAAAGGGAGTCCAGGCTTCCTTTCCTTTTTTTCTTCGCTTTGATCTCCACTTCATATATCTTCAGGAGACTCAATTGGCCTTTCTATCCACCTAACGCTCGATTTTATCCAATTATTTATCCGGTTGGTTCAGAATATTTGTTTGAGTAAACTAATACCTTAAATTAGTGACCCATTTAGCTCAAAAACACCATTATGAAACAGATAAACATCGCTGTGCCGGACGGCAGAATCGGAGACTGGGAGATAAAAACATTTGTCGTAACAATAGAAGGGGCCGCCCAGCATAATCTAAACCAAATGGGTGGTTTAGAACGATATATTGTACCAGGTGAATATAAATACCTCCTTTGTCACAAAAAGGAATATTTGAGAAAAGGTTATCCAAGTGGCTACCCGGTTATGAGCAATACACCGGCAGAAATAATTGACCACATGCCTTTCATAGAAAAAGCACACGGGCGTGTTCTGATTTTTGGGCTGGGATTGGGTATGATTGTACAAGCGTTGATTGATAAAAGGGAAGTAGAGCATATTACCGTGGTTGAAATAGCCTCGGAAGTTATTCAGCTCAGCGGCAGTTATTATCAAAATTTGTCATCAAAAGTTCAGGTATTTCAAGGAGACGCTTTTTCTTGTGTCCCAACCCCCAACTTTGATGCTGTCTGGTTTGATATATGGGATCTAATCGATGATCATAACCTTAAACAAATGCGACTTTTAAAAAAAAGATGGAAGGAATATGTGCCCATCCGGATGTGTTGGGCGGAAAAAGAATGCATGGAATTGGCTAAATATTATTAGAGTAGCTGCCCATCTGTTTTGTAATCCTTAACTACTTTGAAAATTATCTTTCAGAATTTTGGTCTTGGAAGAATTATCTGTGACTCGTCAAAGTTCAAAAGACCCAGGTCTAGTATAACAGCGTCGTCCTCCTGGAGGGCAAACTCAATAAAACCAGAAGCATGTGAAGCTGTCCATAGCTGGGAGGTGTCAGGGATCCAACTGCTGATTATTTCATTGAACAATCTGAATTGCAATACAGTATTTATATTACAATCCATATCATCAATATAAATTACTGCATCCTGATACTGTTCTTTACGAACTATAAAATTCAGTAATAATATGATAACCTGCTTTTCCCCATAACTTAAAAGGTCATAATTTATTTTGGATTCCCCTTTTAGAAAAATTAGTTTAGCCTTCGATTGGATGGTAGGACTTCGGAATTCGATCAATTGAATAGTGGTCAAAAGGTTGTTCCCAAAAATATTAAGCAGCGAAACGTTCAAGGGGCGAATGAATTCCGTAAAAATTTTAAAAGTATCAGCTGATTCTCCAGAAAAGACAGGCGCTCGTAAGGCGTTATCTATCTGTTGTATGAACATTAAGAGATCGTTATCAAATCGAGTGTCAGCGTCGCTAAAGGTAGCCGGAGCGTCTGAATCATATTTTATCGTGTCTAGATCACCCGCATCAGTAATTTTTGGAACAATTCTGATGCTACTTCTTCCTATAAAGTTTTCTATTTTCTTCGCGCATTCTTTATCTATATAGTCAGTTCGGAGAGTGCTGCCATCATCAAATGAAATTGCAATCGAATATTCTTGATTGTTTTTTGAATAATACTCGCTATTATCAGCGAGGGTACCAACACAGCTCTTCGTAATGTTGTCGAACGCATCAAATATAGAGGACTTCCCAGAACCATTTGCCCCGATCAATAAAACTAGTTTAGTTTTTTCAGGGATTGCACCAATAGTCAAATCTGTAAATCGTTTGAAGTTCTTTAGTTGAATTCCCGTTATTCGCATGTTAATAATTTATATAATGTTCTTCGCCATTATATTGATCAGGTGCCGAGTCGATCTTTAAAGGTAATTTATTTTTTTATAAGCCAGCTCGTATTCCCTCTTAACCGATTTTACCTATTCTGCAAGCCCCAACTTTTCCGAAAATCGTCATCAAAAAGTCCATAGGTACTGATTGCCTCTTTGGTGATAGGCATTATTTTACCCAAGTACTTGAAAGGGTGATTTTTTTCCATGATGACGTCATCCTGTAGCGCAAATCCATAGATTTGCCCAATAGTCTGGGTCCCGAATTTCTCAAAATCGGTCAATAGCCCCACTAAGGGGATGGGGTTTTTTAGCATTTGTGTGAACTCTGAAGGCGAATAATAGAAGCTAAATTCGTTCTGATATTTATCCATGGCCCTGGCGATGAACTTCCTCATCCCTGACTTATCCCGGTCGCTTGAGCCGGGTTTCGCCCAGAATGCGACCGCTAAGAAGGACGATAACACCGCCATCTCTCTGAGCTGAGACCTGAGATTACCCAGGTACATATCTATAAACTGGGCCTCTGTCATATGGAATTCCTCACCCTGCGCAGCCATTCGACCTTTAAATTCCACATACCGCTGTTTAGCCCGGGTAATAGTATTGGCGCCAAAGCCAGTAACCATTTCTCCTATGAGCGGAAATATCTTACTACTGAACAGGTGCTTCAAGAAAAGACGCCCTTTGCCGTACTGATATGATTCAAGGTCCATATCGTAGGACATATCCCCGAACCGATCCGTGACCATCTGGGGCATCCAGGACCGGAACTGCATCAAGACTTGCCCCAAAATCCCAATTCGGATCTGGTTGATATCGTCATGGGAGGCGTTACCAATAATATTTTTGTTGACCTTTTTGATCTTATTTCTGAAGTCATACACTTCCTGGCTTTTCCGGTCAATGCCTGGAATGATCAGTTTCTTATCCTTTACCTCGGCAGTGGCTTGCAACGATCTGGTAGCTTTTAACTCCTTTACCTCCGTATCTATTTTGGATTGTAGCGCTTTTCGTTCAGACGTCGGCAGGGAGTAAAAGGAATTCTCGTAATCATATTTATTTTTCACGAAAGCGTTGATATCAACTATTTTACCACCTTCGACCATATGAGTACGCATCATAGTAAGCGCCACTGGGTATTGTACCGCTTTATCACCATTCTTTTGTATAAAAAACAGTTTATCCAAAGTGACATGCTTAACGGCGTCATTGATGGAAAGCTGGTTGGAATGGTGCTGTTTCTCATCCTCCAGGTTTACATCAAAATAGTCTAAAGCTGCCATAGCCTTTGGATCTCGACTCGTAAAATCTCTCAATCCCCTGGCCCAATCCCCTTCAGTAAAGTGTTCTCTCTTAGATGCCTGGAAAAAGGCGTTACCGGATCCACCAACGAATGTTGAGGTCCCTGAGAGCACGTTTAGCGCCAGTGTTTTGAGGGATAAGAAGCTGAGCACTGCTCTACCCGTTTTTGTAGCGGAATATTCCTTACCCCCTATCTTAATAGCATAATCAGCATTATCGCCAATTTTTTGTCCATAGACATAGTATTTGACAAAATTCTCCAGGACCTCCGCATTGGTTTGGTTGCCCTCTTTTTCTTTGCGCTCCTCGGTGACATTGCCAAACACATTGGTTACCAGGCTTTTTTTAGACCTTTCGACGGCAACGAGAATTTCAGCGGAGTCTTTAATGGACTGCATCGCTTCATAGTTATACATATGATTGCCCCATATACTGAAAACCTTGAATAAGTCCTTGGATTTAAGCGAGTAGTCAATGGTACCATCTGCTTTCTTTACGCCCAAATCATGCAAGAAATTGACCGGAATCTTCTTTACTAATTCCCCGGTAATAGGATCGATCTCTCCAAAGGCTTTGTCAGCATCGACCTTCAAAGTCTCAAATAGTCCTTTTTTATTAAATAGGTTACTCAGCCCGGCGAATACAGCCAGCTCCAGTTTATCCTGGCGAATTGATGGGATGAAGCCATTTTCAAAATCTATCATCCCCAACTTATCTGAGAAAGATTTAAGCAACTGAAAGTAGTCAAAGGCTTCTTTCAGGGGTTTGTTTTCCTCCTTGAGCAGGTTGCTCCATTTATTGCTGTACCATTGCTCCTTTGGCTTCAGATAATAGTTTTTCTTATTCAGCTTGGCAAAGTCGGATGTATCCACATCCCGTGCGTTGATCCACGCAGCCAGCGCCTTATCCTGGCGCTCTTTATTTTTTACTGGATCGGGGCTATAAGCTACCGTTTCAATCACTGCTTTATAACTGGCCAGGTCCTTTTCATACCGTTCCCTGTCAAAAGTGGTGTTATCGGAAATCCACTTGATATCCCCCGTTTTAATGGCTTCATTCTTGGTGACAAAATAATCTTTGGAGAATTTATCCAGGAAGTCACCGGTCCAGTTACCATCAGCATTAATTTTCAAAATATCGTCAAACATATTTTCCCTGCTAATCCCCTTGCTTGCCGACCATTTCTCAACATTCTCCTTTATATGATGCAATTTCTCATTCAGGTCGTCAATTTGAAAATCTCGTTTAGACTGGGAGGTAGACAATAGTTTATAAAAGGTCTGGATAGAGCGTGTCGGAAGGGTAGAAATAGACCTGAACAAGGTTTTCATCCGGTCCATGCTCTTTTCCGCCGTCAGCAGGTTGGATATTCCTTCTTTTTCAGCAATCTGAACCCCGATTTCTTTCAGTTTTTCCTCCATATTAAATAGCACATCCTTGCTATTGGCGCTCATTTTTAAGAAATCCGACTGTAGTGTCTCCAACTCGCCTTTGGCCACCGGATCTGTTTCGGCACCAATTTTCTTCCGAAGGTTCTTGAGTTGTTCTCGTAAAAGCAACTGCGCCTGCGCATAAACGGAAAGAATATCAATAGAATCAAGCACATCACTTTTGGTAACGGTATCATTATCCAGCTTGTCCTGGTATTTCATTACCTCAGCCAAGCCGTTTTCTACGAAAGTCCCTATATCCTGCCGCACCTGGAGATCGCGGATCGCCTTCCTGATTTTATTCAGTTCCTCCGCCTTCAGATAGCGCTTATCCCGGTCAAAATGCTGCTGAGATATTTTTTCAAGGACTGTATTTAGCTGGGTAATCAATTTATCCAATTTATCATCTCCCGTCTTTTCATCCTGGGCGACCACAGGTAGTAGATATGCCTTATCCTCCGGGATTTGCCCGGGGTAGATCGATCCTACCTCGATATCAGCGAGTGTTTTGGGAGTGTAAGTGCCCTGTTCTTTTTTGTAGATAAAATTTGTCTTTATAGGGATCGCCCGGACCTTGTTGAACCTGGTTATACCATACTCTTGGGTAAGGATTTTACGGTATGCCTCTAACTGTATCCGGTAAGCAGGCTCTTTGAACCATTTTAAATCAGTCTGGTCCTTTGCTACCTCTTGTGATTTCCAGTCGTAAATATCAGCAGCACCATCTGGTGTTAACACCAGCAAATCGATGCTCCCGGGCATATTCCGTTTCGCATCATGGATCCGGACCTCAGCCATAAATTTGGTTGCAGCCGGATAAGACCTTAAAAGCTCCCCGATATAAGACTCCAGCTTGGTGTAAATACTCTGGTTGGTTGATATGGTGGATACTGGCCTGGGCACCGTGAGCAGTTCACCGGTGTTCGCATCGATGTAGCGTTCAATGATATTTTGGGCATCAGCGTGGACCTTATCTCCTTCCTGCGCCTTCAGACTATCGATGTTCTTTTGGCGCTCAGTTCTGTTGTCTGTAGGGAACCTGGCTTTATACCATTTATCTACCAACAGTTCGGTAACTGAACCCCTGACATTTTTGCCATCTACGGTATATTGATGACGTTTCTCTCCTGTTCGGGGATCTACAGAATTATCAAGGTGTATGCGCTGTTGGTCTGCTTTAATTCGACTGTAAACATTGTCAACCTGTAAAAACTCATCGGTGGAGTCCAGCTCATGGATATTCTTGAGGCCCTGAACTTGATTTGCCAGGATTCTTTTCGCCGACTCCTGAAAGGGGTTAACCTTACTTTGAGCAAATATCTTAGTAATATAGTCCCACACTTTCTCCCACCATTTTTGGGCCTTTGCTATCGATTCTGTGTATTCGTCGCCGACCCCTTGTACAAGAATATGTTCAGCTATCAGTTTACCAATAGCCTCCTTTTTTATCATATCAAAATTGAGGGTACCATCACTGCGCCGATACAACTTATTACCTTTATATTGCTGAACTACACCACTGTAAAGTCTATACGTCGGGATATCTTTGAACATAGCCTTGTACAAGGCATTTTCCTCCCCTAGTAGCGATACAAAAAAGTGAGCTGCTTCTTCCGGCAGGGTGGTCATATCTGCCTTACCGTCAACAACCTGGATGATCTTATTTAGCATACTTGCCTTAGCAACAGCATCGAGCTTATTTCCTGCTGCATCCGTTAATTGATCCACTTTTTCAACGGATACACCTATAGAAGAAAGAAAATGGTTGACCTTATCTTCAATACTAACCACTTCTTTGTCCCGGGAACTGGGCTGCCGAAATGATCCAATAGATTCCTGCGAATCATAGATTGCCAATTTTTTACGGGCTTCGTCAATATCATTAAAAGCAAGTTCATTCGGTTCTGCTTTGAAATATTTGCCACCAAATGAAGGAGTAACTTCAACGCGGGCAAAAAGAGGTCCCCGGTCGACCTGGTAGGATTTCCTGGCCTGGGTCGTTATCTCATCAACGGTGTCGTGAAATCTCTCTTCTGATATAATCCGGCCATCTTCATCAATAGCTTTTTTGCTTAAAAGTGATTCCCGGGCGTTTAAACTTGATTCTTTGTGGGGGAGCGTTGTGCAATTCATAGGTTGGTATTAAAAAGGTGTGCCGCCTTCGCAAGGCATATCCTCTTGTTCGTCCTTTGGTTTATTGGTATCTGTGGTCTTATTTTGAATTTGTTCAACCGCTTCCTCATACTGGCTCTCATCGAAGGGCTCATTTTTGGGAAGTATTGACTCTTTATTTAGTCCGTAAGTTTCTGTCATACTCATCCTGTTACCCAGGCGGTTAATTGGTCTATAATAGACTACCGGCTGATCATCGGTTAAATCACTCCCGTTTTCATCTTTTATCGGGATCCGCTCAAAAAGCCCATAATTGTATAAATCATCCCAACGTTTTTGTTTGACCAGGTCTTCTCTTTTCTCATTTACTTTCCCTGCATATTCTGGCTTCAGTTCCCGGGTAGACACGTAATCATAATTGGCAGTCCTAAAATTTCCTGAGATAGAAATCAGACCGTTGCGTTCATGAGAGAACTTTTTAACTCGTGGAACCAATTGACTATTGTACCAATTGTTCTGGAAGAACTGTTTCCACATTAGCGTAGGGTCCAGGTTATCTATATCCTGCCCGGTAAACCGATCCAGGATATCTCCCACCGTTTTTGAGTATATTTCGATGGGTAAAATCTTCGTGTATGTGATAGGGCTGGCCTGAACTCCCGATTGTAAGATGGAAAACACCCCAAGTCTTCCTACAAATTTTCCCAGTTCCGCATTATTTTCTGCTTCCGCCTGTTGCTTTAAATTCATTAATGCTTCAGAGATTACATTGATCTCATAACTGGATAGTCTATTATTAAATAGCTTAATATTATCAGTAGCATTCTTGTCGCTATTGATAAGGGGGAAAAGTTGTTTTAGGGCAAGGTTGTTCTTATATCGCGGGTTATCCTGGAACTCCTTTAGCTGCTTTGGAAGGGAGCGATCGCCAAAGAACATACCATACCATTCATTGAGGGACCTTTCATCGGTCCCAGCCTTGAATTTAACGGTATGCAACAGGGAGGTGATAAAGAAGTTTTGGTACCGGTTCAGCACTTCGGCTTTCTTATCTTTGGTCATATTGAGGGCCGGGTTATTAATTAAGTCAATAACCTTTTCAAACGCTGGTTGTGCATTGGGATGGAGACTTACAAAAAAGTCCTTGAACATATTGGCTATATCCTGCTTCTGGTCTTTGACAGCCCCTAAGAAAGTTGTACTGAACACGCGGTTGATACTATCCCGGGTGACAAAATTATCGTTGTAAGCAGACTGTAGTGTAGAATCCTGTATCCTGTTCTCAATGATGTTTTTTGTCTTAGCAGTATCATATGATATGGCATTGATAAAATTACTCAGGTAGCCTGCTTGTTGCTGGTAATCCAGGTAATCGTATAGTAAGGCCAACTGTTTTAGCGCATCCTCTTTTGTTAACCGATAACCGGCCTTGTTCTGAGTTTGAATATTATTCCTTAAATCCGTCTCCGCATATTTTTCTACTGCCCCACGGTACCGGTTAACTTTTGACAACAACTCCTCCTTAAGCTTGAAATACTCCTTTCTGGTTCTCCATTTGCCATTAGAATCAGGTTGACCGAGTTGATATAGACTTTTGGGGGTATCAAACGCCTTCTGGAAATAGGGATCTGCCACCTTAAAGATGACCATTTCTTTAACCAATTCAGTATCGTTGGCCTTGTTCACGTAGGATTCATTCTTCCCTTGTTCAGCAAAGTATTGCTCAATTAATGGCTGAGTATGTAGATACGCCAGCTCCTTGACAGGAACGCCCAATTTTTGCAGATAGAACCAGGTAGCTGCGGTCTGCAGATTTAAATTCAGGTCAAATATAAACGGGTCCTTGGCTGCATCTACAAACCCGGTAAGCGCCTCCGACAGCAATTCAGAGATGTACTGGTTGCCTTTATCCATCACCGCGGTCAGGTAGAACTTACCCGCCTCTGAGTTGTGATCAAACTTTATTTTAATGGGTAGCTCCTGGCCATCCCGGGCTTTATAGGTCCCGGTTAATTGTATCCCCGCCAACTGGCTAACGGTATGTGATGTAATCTGGAGTGCGCCAATCCCCACCAGTTTCTTTCCGCTGATGTAACGCTCCCGAGTTTCGACCATCGTTTTCCACTCACTTAACCTGGTTAGACCGGCGCCTTCTTTATCAAGACCCTTGAGTCTCCTGATTTCGTCCGCCAGTCCTTTAAGGGTTTCGGCTCCATTGGGTACGATGAGCTGCCGGTAATTGTCCGGATGAGACAGGATCTGGCCCATGAGCTGTATTAACCGGTTTTGAAGGGCTTCCTTGGTGGACCCGGCTGGATCCACATACTTTATGGATTTTTTACCATTAACTGTTTCAATGGTGTAATTGGGCAAATAGATATTTAATTTATCGATATCAAAGTCAGAACCTGATTTACCTACTATTTCAGAAGGCACTACCACGACATCACCCATAGACGGATCAAGAAAGCCCTTTATGCGGATATTATCAATCGAATTCATCCCTTGCGTCGGAATACGAAATCCGATGGCAGCGAGCAGCCGGGGATCGATATCGGCGAGATTGATATCTGTTGGCAGCATCCCCTCGAAATAATGGGGAAGCAATACTTCCATCCAAGGTTCTTCCCGGGTATAGAATTTCAGGTCGGAGGATATCATCCGTACTGATTTTTGCTCTTCGGCGGTAAGGCTACCCTTTTCTATTCCTTCGGTCGAAGTCCATATACCTTCCTTGAGGTACATAAAACTCCTGGGATTTTTCTCCCACAGGGTGGACGCAACCTGGACGGAGGCTTTACCAAACATTTTTTGGGAAATGACCCTTGAGTCTACAATTGCGTTGAGAATATTGTCAATCTTCTCGCGGATGGGATTAGCATCAAATTTATATGCTAACCGGTCGCCGGCCTCGGTCTTTACCGCGGAGAGCATATCAATGACATTATCCGGCAGTTCCCTTGAAATAGCCTCCTGACGAAGGGTATTGACAAGTCCCTCCAGGTTATCGGTTTGGTAACTACCATCCGGCAATCTTGTTAACCCGACTTCATGTAGTAGTGATTTCTTGTCGAGGGCCATCAGATCCTCCAACACCTTGAAATATTGATCAGCTACAGGTCTAAGTTCTTCCGGCAGGTTGGACAAAATCAATTTGCGCATCTGCGTGCCCATAACTACCTTCTCTTTGGTCTTTGCAGCCATTTCCACCTGTATGCCGTAATATTTGGAATACATTTCCTGTATTGGCAACTGATCACTGTTAAAGGTTCCGTCCTCTCCGTACAGCTGCACAAAGCCGCCATTTTGAAGCACATTTCCTACTTTTTCTCCTGACTCGAAGCCAATGACATCAATCTTATTACCCTGAGAACTGATGTACAATTTTGCCATATTAGGCTGATCCCTTACACGGGTCCAGGTAAGCGGAAAAACAGAGTGCTTTAAAAACGTGGTATGCGTAATGCCTTCGGTGGTCTGATATCCAAATCCTTGCGGTTTTAATGTCTGTAGTACGCCATTGGGCTTCTCTCCCTGCAGCAGCGCCCTCGCCTGGTCGATATCTTGTTTTGTATATTCCTTATAATAGTCACTTTTAGGATTGCTCCGGTCATTGATCTCTACTGCCCTTTCATATTCCCATAGTGCTGACTGCTCTTTACTCAATTTGCCGGATTGAAACAGCATATCACGGAAAAAATCCATCATCACATATGCCTGGCCGTCCGGTTCATTGGCATTGATATAGGCATCTATATAGGTCCCCTTCCCTCCTTCCACTGTTCCCACGGCGCCTTTGTCATCGAATGTTGCTCCGATCAACTGTTCAACGGTATGCTTTGGCAGCTCTTTTATCAGGGAATCGTACATTCCCTTAGCTATATCCTTATGGTATAGCGATATGACTACCGGATCCTTATATGATACAAACCTGATGGTGGACGCCTCCTGGTCCCCCCTGATTTTACCATCCAATCGGCCCATGTGCTTATCCATCCAGGTAAGTATTTGCCTGTTTTCGGTCATCAGTTCCTTTTGAGAATTGATCCCGTTGGAGCGCTTGGCCAGGTCCTTATAAAGAGCGGGGTGACCGTATAATAATTTGTGCTGTTCAAAAACACCGATTTGCCGGTTAATGGTCATAAACTTGACCAGGTTCGTATACTCTACCTCTGACATTTTTCGGGCATCCCCAACTCCCAATTTGTCCAATTGCTCTTGACTAAAGGCATTTGTAGAATAGTTTGTAATGCCGGCACTAACAGGTTCTTCGTTGACAATACCCAGATCGACGAGGTATTTTTTATGCGTATCCACCTGGTTTTTCAGGTAGTCCGTTAGTAATGCTTCCACCTGAGATCTGTTGACAAAATCTTCTGGAGATTCTTTTCCCATCATTACCCGGGAGATAAAGTCCTTTTGCAGGAGGGAATATTTATTACTTTTATTCTCTTTTGGGATAAAATTCAATATGTCCCTGAAATGGCCCATGGATGTTACTCCATCGGAGTAATATTGAATGCCGGCCGGGTTGTGCGCTTCAAAGAGCGCCGCCTTTATTTCATCGACCATTGCATTCTTATACGCCCCGGTTATAAATAGATTATCTCCAATTGGCTTTTTGATGTCCTGCCAGGAAATAAAATGACCCATGTTTAACCCGAATTCACTACTCTTGTCAGAATTGATCACTGTATAATAGGTTCCATTCAGCAGGTGGTATATCTCCTGGACAATTTTATCCGGGTATTTCAGATCGTCTGTATTGTCCCCTTCATTGTCCGTGAGTAAGGACATTCCAAGAATGAACTGGTAGTCGATATCCCGCTTCTTTTTACCGTTTTTATCGAATAAAATCCCGTCCGTTTTCAGCAATTGACTATTCGCCTGGTAGGGATTTAGCAGAATCTCACCGTTTGCCGAGACGGAGCCATACTGGGGGTTTGATAAAATAAAGTCGGAAATATTATCTACTCCCTTTAAGGAGTTGATTGTATTCGATACTGCTGAAGGGAGGGTAATGGAGAACTGTTGCTTCCCGGCCGCATTCTGGTGTGATAAAATATTGTCCTCAGCAGTTGCGTCCAGTTCAATAGCCAGAAGGGAAGAAATGGGACCATTGACAACCTGTTTTCCAAAGAGATCATCAAATCCGCTGATTAGCCCCTCCCTGAACGCATAGCTTATCCCGTTAAAAGACTCAGCAATCGCTTTGGTGATATCGGGCGAGTTTAATAATTCCGCGTCAGATTGGGTGAAGTTGATGCCCATTTTTTTTAAACCATCGAGCTTGGTCTGATTAGTAGAGGCTGAAAGTAATCGGACCATGGATTCTGACCGGGTATTAAACATTATTTTACCATCGGCGCCTATATAGGTCAATGGAGCTTTCGCCAGGTCCTCGTTGGACTTAAGTTGTCTGGACGTACTCTTCAGGCTGTTTTGCCAGTGTTCTTTTACTTTGGCTGCGTTGGTAACCACCACCGGATCTACAGCCGTAAGATAGCCGCCTTCCCCAATCAGTATCTTAAAAGGAAGGTTTTTGTTGTTGGTAAACGAAGATTCAAATGCTATTAACAACCGGATCTCATCCTCCGTCAAGTGCTCAAAAGACAGTTTTTGACCATTTAATTCAAACTTCAGCCGGGACTTCAGTTTTTGTATCCACTCAAACCCCTTCTTAAACCTGCCGTCTGTATTTTTAAATCGCTCGTCCAGCTTCCTGAACATCAGATCTATGGCTTCAACTCGTTTCCCCTTTTCATATACCGGAACAACACCATGCAACTCATTGAGCAGTATATTAATTTTCCGCCCATAATCTTCTAACGTGGGCAGTCCCAAGCCATTTTTCTTTATTTGAACCTGGTTGCTGTTGGGTTTGTATTCATCCGCAGTAAGAGAAGCAATCAGCAGCCGAACAGTGCTTTTTGTCATATTCCGCGGATCAACGTAGATAGACTCGCGTATGCCCAGGGCATTTGTAGCTGTTTGTTCCTTATCCTCAATCTCGTTGATATTATCCTCTCCCCGCTCGTCATTTACACCTTCTTCATTGTTCACCTCTTTAAATTGCAAGCCAAATTGCCCAATAAACTTTTTGAATTCGGTCAGCACTTCTCCGTTAAAACGGTCCAGTACTGACTTTTTTTGACGGTAATCTGAGCCATTGGTGTATTTAAGCACTTCAGCCGCTATCTTATCATGGGTAATTCCCTTTTCTGTCAATACTTTTACTATACTGTTAATGGGGGCATTAAAGTACTGCTCCAGGGTTCCCCTGGTCCCCTCATATAACTCATTAAAGAGTTTAGCATTACTTCCCTTGCTAAACAGCGCCTCAATGTTGTTTTGGGAGGCATATAGTTTTGAAAAGAATATAGCTGATACCCCTTCCATAACAGCCTGGGTAAATTCAACCGTATTCCCCTCCAAAGCCCGGTAAGAAGGTTCACTGGATGTAGTGATCGGGATAGCGTCAGCATAGTCTCCAGTATCAATTTTATTGAAAAGATGGTTGATTTTTGAATTAAATGCCTGGTTATCATTGACAGTTAGCCCCAACATGCGCTTGATAAAATTCCACAGGCGCCTGAAAATCGTATTGCGAACTGGCGAATTTGGCCGAACTATAGGTTGATCCTTAGCAACATAATCCTTGAATTCTTCCGCTAGCATCTCCCGCACATCATACATAGATGCTTCGGTATGACTTTTCGTAGCTTTTGAAAAGGGATTAGTAAAGGCCCCAACCCGCTCTCTGAACTCTCCCGCCAGATCCTGCTGCTCCTCTGTGGTCAGGTAGGCATTCCATACCGCTTCAAAAGCCTCATGGTAACCTGTTCCTTGCTCTGCATTTTGGAATATCTGAATAGCGCCCTTGATGAACTGTCCCCAGTTACGCCCATTGATCAGGTGTAGCACCTTGTGAACAGGGACCTGGGGAAGCCGTTCTTTCATCCAGGCTTTAAATGCCTCAATGTCCTCTTTTACTTTTGGGTCATCCGTAAGGGCCAGCCGTGCATTTTCATCTATAATATCAGTAATACCGGTCGTAACAGCCTGTTGTATCAGCGTATCTATCTGAGCTTGGGAGTAGGTATTACCGGAAGTGTCCGTTGACGCTTCTTCTAATTGCTGATTTAAGAGAATTCCCGTGACCTTTTCAAGAATATCCTTTGACTGAAAGGCTTTAATATTTTTTAAATAATCAGCTATCCCCTCTTTGGTTAGTTTGGCAGGATCTACAGACAGCAATTGATTAATCGCAAATTGTATTTGCTCTCCCAACAGATGGCGATCCTGTCCGTCCCGGGTGTTGGACCAAATATGGTAGTTTTCTGGGGTATCAGCTACGGATAAAACCCTATCCAAGATATCTTTCTTCCTCGCAGAACCGGACGTCCCAGTTGTAGCTTCAGATGCTATTCCAGGGGAACCTCCTGGTTGCGTAGGTTGCCCGTTGTAAGTCTCTATACGGTGGTAGACTGTTTTAAATGAGTTTAGTTCTGCATCATAAGCGTCGGGAATATTGATATTGGTTTCAAGGGAACTTATCGTTGCATTGATATAATCCTCATTCTTTTCGATGATATCTTTGCGATCTGAAAAATCCTGGCCATTCTGGTCGATTAGTTTTACAACTTTGAACCGGGTGCCGTCCCATTGTGCGATGACATTAAGGTCAGTAGTTTTATCGATTTTCTTCCGAACAAAGGCAATTTGCGCTCCCTGCTCTTTGGGAATAGCCAGCGGATCGGTAAAAACCCTTGTTTCTCCCGAATTTTGATCACTTTTGCTATTTTCCACCGGCGCGGCCGTAAATTCAGCATTAAAGCCGTAGGTCAAATAAACTGACCTTAGTTGCGTACTGGAAACATCCGTTTTGGATACAAACGGTTTGACGTTGGTATAAATAGGTGGCACACGCCCTGCGGATCCATCCAAAAGGTAATGAGGATAATTATCCCATTTTTTTTCGGCAACCTGCTCCTCCCGCACGGTCATTTCATAAAAGACATTTGCTGTATCCCCGACCTTTTTATTATTGACCTGGTGGTACAACCCCTCCATTAAGGCATCCTTGTTTTTTTCAATTTCTTCCGGATTAAACGCAACAGCCATTTCGCCGCGGTATAACATCCCCTTGGCCACCCGGAACTGGTCCTTACCTACTGTTTCTCCTTCTTTTGCTTGCCTCCAGTAGACAACACCCATTAAATAGTTGATGGCTTTGTCAAACCTATCCTGTTCCGATTCCGTAAGGGGATTGGACAAATGAATTGCCTGGTCAGGAGATATCTTCCCAGCCTTTGCTAAGGAATCAATCTCCGCAAGACGTTCTTTATCCAGGTACCTCCGCCCCATCAGGGGTGCGATCATTTTGATGATTCCTATGATATTTGCCTTCTCTGCGCCATTAAGTTGACGATTGTAAACCTGGAATATGGAACCGTCATCTTTTACTAAAGCTATTCGGCCGGCTTTGACCTTTTTATTTAATACAGATCCAGTAGTGGATACTTCCAGGTGAATAGGTGTTCCATCAGGATGTTTTATATGGACCCAGTCGGAGTTGTCAGGTGCGATCAGGCGTCCCTCCAAGGGTAACTCCTGGGGTCGCTTTGTATTAACATCCAACGGCTCTCTTGATTGAATGCCGATGGATTTGTCTGTTATGGTTAAATAAACTGGTTGCCCGTGGGCAATTTTATCTTTGATTACCTGTCGGAAGGTCTTAAACTCATTAATTTTATTTATAATATCCTCATCCGTCATGGATTTGGTAGCAAAGTTCTCTTTGACCCAGGTAAGGGCTTCAGTAGGGCTTTTATCCAGTAATTGCTCATTACCATGAATGGAGGTATATACCAGGTTATCTTTATGTGGCGCATCCAGGTAAATTCCATCGACCCCAACTGGTTTGTATACTATACCATCCTTTTTTACAACAATTACCTTGATATCATCTTTATAAATACCTGGCACCCGGATTCCATAGGCATCATTGCCTTCATGGACAACCTGGAAATAATAGGCTCCGTTCGGAGTCACATTTTCGCTGAATTTGAAGAAACGGGCAGCCTGCGGCGATGTAGGCTCTGGATCGGTATCCTTCAGGTAATGCCTGTCTGCAGTTTTGAATAGTCCAACCTGGTCTAGCCGGGGTTTATGGATATCATCAAAGAATGGACTCTCCGTAGAAACAATAACAGGGCTGGTAGACATAATATCCCCAAAATCATGGAGTTCCTGGGCGATTCCTGCAGTCTTTGCTTTGGTAAGATGGGCTTGCCGGGTAAGCGACTGTTTGGCAACAATCTTACCATACCCGGTGCTGATAGCATCCTGGACCTGTTTTAAATAATTAACCCGCTGCTGCAGGATATTTATTTTGGCCCTTTGTTCCCGGGCAAGTGTTAGCCGGTCATATTTATCCTGCACCTGAGCTGCGTTCTCCAGTAAATCAGCCAGTTCCTTCCTCGAATCCTTGAGGATAGCTGCCTTTTCCAATATAAATTGAGCCTCAAACCCGAGATCTCCTTTATTGAGTCCCTTTATTAATGCCGATAAGATAGAACGTTTTTCAGGGTCGTCCGACTGCCCTTTGAGCGTCGATAAATAAGTGATGAGTTGACGCTTGTCTGTTATTTCAGAAACCGCCTTTATGATATCATCAAACTTCTCAATTTTGCGAAGGGCCTTTTCTGCAGTGGTCACCAGATCATGAACCACCACAATGCGCTCCTGGATCAGTTCCACTTCTGCCCGGGTATCCTCGATTAAGGCATCAATCTGCTCATCTGACAACCTTTTATTAACCTGCTCTCCTGCAGCTTCCGTAAGGTCTCCCTGGGTACTATCATAAATATTTTGCTGATTGCCCTTGTCAAAAGGCGTTTCATTTTCCTGCAACTCAAAAAAAGCCTGAGCGTAAAGGTCATTTGCCTTCTTGAGGGTTTCATACGACTGCTGTAATACCTCCTGTTCCTGGGTTAACCGTTGAAGATAAAGGTTTTTTTCCCCTATCTGTTTTGACAGGAGTTCCTTTAGTTCGGTAAGCGCCTTATTTTCATTTGATCTTCTACCGATCCCTTTATATGGATTCTTTTCCAGTTCACCAATAACCAGGTCCAGATGAGCTTTTAAATCACCGAGATCTTCGGTTGTTTTTGTAAATTCTTCCTGGTTGGCCCGGGTCAATGCTTTTTGCTCTTCTAACTTAGATTCTGTGTCTTTAAATGCTTCCTCGAAGATGGAAACTTGCGCTTTAAAATTGCGTTGAATCCGGTCCTGCTGCTCCTTTAGGGCTTGCTGCTGCACCGTTGGTAATTCAGACAAGTCTTGCTGGTTGACGACATATTTGGGGTTGAATTCAATGGTATTATTACCATAAGCGAATAAAAGACCGTCCTTTTTTTCATTGAGCTTGACCCTTCCTTTCACATCTTGGGGCACATACTGACCCTTGGCATCTTTCACCGGGAGTCCTTTACTGTCTCTTTGCAAGAGGCGGTAGGTAATAATTTTGTTCCTTAAAGAGAGATACGTTTGTTGTATCGGTGATAGTTTGCTGTATTCCTTCCAGTTGTGGTCCCTGGCTAATTTCGCTACTTCTTCGGCATCCATATCAACTGCAGGCTCCCCATTAAGGGCAATGGAAATGGTCTTACCATCTGCTGAAATAGCCGCTATTTTGATCTTATCATTATTAAACTGGGTAGCCGTTTTCCCTTTCCCCCGGTATTTCTCCAGCTGCGACATTTTTCCCACATAGGTTTCCCCTACGGTGAAGGTGTGGGATTGGTCGTTTCCTTTCTCATCTTTAAAATGTACAGTTGCAGTGTCAGCAGGCCCGGTCGCTTCCTGAACAGCCGTACTGAAATCGTACGCCCCTTTGATGGCTTTGTCGTGTTCAGCAAAGAATTTGGAGAAATTTCCGGGGTCAGCGAGCAGGTTCACTTTATCCAGGATAATACCCGACTGCTTCTGCAGTTTCATGTAGTTGTGCAGTGAATCGAACCCCTTTAACACATTGTCCTTGCTGATTTGGGCTTTATCGGTAGCTTTTAGCTCATTGTTGATAAACTCACCAAATAAGGGGGCAGTTTGTTGTTTAAAGGCATCAAAACTTTCATTGAAGGCGTTGGTACGTTGGTCACCCACCGGCAACGTCGAATGCTTATCAAAACTTTCAGACCATTTTTCCAGGTGTCCTTTATATTTTTCTAAAACCGCTAAACGGTCACGCTTCTGGGTGTTTAAGGTCCTCGCGCCGGCATCTCCTTTATCGGGCTGTAGATTTTTAACCTCCTTTTGCAGATTATCAATCTCCGCGTTGAGGTGTTCCTTTGAAGTCAGTAAATAGATATCATTGAAATTGGCGTCTTTAAATCCAGCCTTATTTCTAAATGACGACAATATATTTGCCTGACCCCGGATGGTATCTTGGTAATAACTCTTGGTAAAGACATAATTATCTACTGCATCATTCCAGGCTTTATAGGATAATGCTTCTTTTACATACTGTGGGTTTCCTATGATCCGCTCACCCGGAGTGAACCGGAAGGGGTTGAAAGGATTTTTAAGATCAGCGGATATATTCTCGTGGAGTTCCTTGATCTCACTGGCCCGCTCACCAAATGCATTGACCTGGTTCACTACGGCTCCCTGGTTCTTCTCGTTATACTCTATACCAAAAGCAGTAGTAAATTCTTCCGGTGACAGGTTTTTCGTGTAAGATTTAAGACGATTATTAAAGCTATCGAGCGCACCAGACCGAATTCCGGTTAAGATAAAATGCCGCAAGGCATCGTCCTTTATATCATAAAATGCTTCCTTATTATTGGTCTGGGCAGCCTGCTTCAGGATTGTATTGAAGTTAGCCTGCAGGGTCACATCTCCCGTTTTATAGTCGAAATTGAGCGGGTTTTTCCAGATCTTATTGCCAGCGTCAATAATCTCGTTACGGGATTGTTTTACTTCTGCCTGCCGTTGTTGGTACCCGGTTTTATCAGTCAGGTATTGTTTTATGTTCCCTGATTTCTCGATAGCGTATTCCCCGGGACCGATGATTGCCCCCGTTAAAAAACCGGAAATAAAGGTTTTTGCGCCCTGAACGTGAAACTGGTTAGCTGCAGCAGCAGTAATATAATCAGCAATACTTTTAACAGGTTCTCCTTTGTTGTCATTGTATTTAGCTTGGTAATAGTTTTGAATTGCATCATGGGAAACATCCTGTAGGTTTTCTTGTAACGCTTCGTCCAGGTTAGTCTTTAAGTAACTAAATGGAGTGCGTAACAAATTCTGTTTAAATGCCAACCATTTGTTGCTGGCAGCATCTGCCAATTTTACACCGGTCTTTGCCGCCTGTTTTTCACTAAACCTTAGTATGCCACTTTCGGCACTTTCTTCTAAATCTTTAAGCCCTTTGAAACCACCCATGATATTCCCCATGCCGATCTTGTTGGATAGCATGATGAGGTAGGTATTCGATACGCCGTTGGTTTGGGCAGCGCCCATGGCAGTATCCTGGATCTTTTGAGCATCAGTTCCTACCGGGTCGTTACCGTCGTGGTCCTTTTTATACTGAGTTGTCAGTACGCTTTTTAAATCCTGGTAGGAACTTGCGGCCTCCGATTTTGCTTCTGCAACAGCAGCGTTGAACTCTCTTACATCCCGATAGAAAGCGCCAAACCCTCTTGCGGCTGTACGCAGATTACCTAACTTACTGCCACCGGCAGCAATATTTTCAGCCCTGGAAATATTCTTCAGGTTTGCTGCAAATTCAAGGGTATTGTCCAGCAGTGGATTCACTTTATTGACGGTCTCAAATACCTTCCGTAGACGGGAGGCGGTATTAAGCGCTTCCCCGAGTTGCTCAGTTTTACGCAAGACACCTCCTACTGATGCTGCCAGCTTAGCAGACCTGGCCACTTGTAGTTCGCTGGTACCTCCAAAAGTCGCAGCAGTAAGTAGCGATAGGGCTAACTCCTCAGCAGCAATCTCAGATATGGCGCCTACCGCATAGCCTGATTGCTGGATGGTATTGGCAATCGTGTTGAAATTCCAGATACTATCCCGCTGCGCTGCCGTTTCAAAAATGGCATGATCGGTGAAGAGTTCCCTTTGGTGCTTATTAATCTCATCGAAATCTGACTCCTCAAAGGCTGATTTATTGTCCTTGAAAAAGTTGAGGGTATCCCCCCACGAACCAGCTTGCTCCACAAACTGATTTTTAATCAGTTGCCAGGCTCCCCCAAAAGCGCTTCCTAACTTATTGAAGTTCGATTGACGGTCACCATATCGCTCTTCATTATTTGAAAAGGGGTTAAATCCCAGTTGTCCGAAATAATCCGACTTCCTATACCTATCTGCATTTAACGCGTCGGCATCATAGCCAACGGGCTGGAGAATTCTATCCGTCGTCGGCTTAAAGAGGTTTTTATCCAGGGTAGACAAGGCAGCATCAACGTGATTGATACCATTGTCAGGATTATATCCCTGGAACGGATCTTGTACCGGGTGCAGATCAGGAGGAGCTATTTGTACTGGGGCGGATGAAAGGTCAGGATTGTAAAGACTGTGGAAGTCGGGCACTTTTAGTTTTTAGGGTAATTGAACTGTTTTTCTATTGCTGCAATTTGTTCTTTGGTGACCTGTGGGTTTGCTTTGAAGTACTGGGTGGATGCCTGGTTATTGCCACTGTAAATCTCCATGGCGCTGCTGTACAGGTTATTCTCAACGTCATTTAAGCTGATGCCGGCCACGGGAATGGACCGGTTATAGGAGCCGGGTACCAGTTTACCCTTCTCAAACCGGTTATATTTAAAAGTTACCAGCAGGTTCTTTTTATCAAACGAAGGCTCTACCGAATAATCAAAGCCAGCCCGCTTTAATATTTGGGGAGCGGAAGCCTTCCCATTCAGGGTAAGGTCAAGCATATCCAGAGAAGAAGGGGTAAAATCAAGATCCAATCCTTGCGCATCGAGCGCCCGGGGGTTTTTAAGTTCAATTTCTACTCCTTTCCCAAGGGCTTTTGCGGTTGCATCGCTGAAAAGACCCGTTTTTGCCTTTCGATATTCATCGAGCGTTTGTTTATCAAATACCAGCCGTACCATAGGATTTCCATTGGTCCCGATCTTACTTACCTCCACCCCGGAGATCATATCAGCCACATTTTTTTGCGCATACTGAAGAAACCCGGCTACTTCTTTCTTGTCGGCACCCAGGGATTCCAGTTGATCCATATTAACCGGGGTGATCCCATTTTTACTAATATCCTGTTCAGTAAAATTGTCATCGGCCATCGCCATTTGAGCTATCTTCTGCGCTTTGTCTTCAGTCCCTTTCCGGTCTGTATTGAAACGAATGGTAGGGGCGATATAAGCGTTTTCGTCTTTGGCATAACTCGTTTTACCAAAATCAGCCTTAAACCCTTCTACTTTTTTATCGTACTCGTCCTTAAATTGCTGGGTGGCATGCGCAATAATTTCACGGTGAAATGCGTCCCTGCTAATGACGTGAGCTGCCTGGCCTGTTATGGGGTCTAGTATTTGGTTTTGAACCTGGCGATAGTCCTCATATTGCTGGTTAATTGTTTTATCAGATATATCAGGTCCCTGTTTTTTTATGTATTCTCCCAGGTCAACTATTTTATCATCTTCAATCAGCCCCTTATATTTTGGATTATTTTTTATTTTGGTCAGCTCCGTGTCTTCAATTTTCTTCAGGTTATTATACTGTTTATCTATGCGTTCCTCCCGGGCAGCAAGTCCTATCATCTGGGTATCTGCCTGGCCATTTTTAGCCTGTTTAATAAGGATATCAGAGTAATAATTTTTGATGGCCTGGTAGGTCTGCGTAGGAGAAGCACCATAATTAAGTGTTTGGGGAATAATACCAGCTCCCTGCAATTGCTTAAATTCTTGTTGTAGTTCTGGGGCATTTAAGGCAACCTGGCCGGTAGTCAACTGTTTTTTTAATTCGGATAGCAACCCAGTACTGATTACCTGAATATTGTCCCCGCCGTAATTATGGCTCATGCCTTGTATGAAATTAAGCCCGTTGTCTACATAATCATTCAACGCATTCTGCTTGGCTGCCACGAAGCGGTTGTAGCTGGAAGCACCATTGGTTCCGTAGGTATTTAGCCCAACATAGATAGGGGTATCCATGTCCTGTTGTTTGGCCTGGGCTGAAGTACTTCCTGTTGAAGACACATTCCCAAAAGAACTGGCTGGCCCAAGTGGTTTTCCACTTTTATCGTAGGCAACGCCATTGACAACATGGGAAACCCGCTCATCTGTCATTGCCTTTTGAAATTCAAGGATCTCCATCTCCTTTTTCATGGATTCTTCTAATTTGAAGCCAGGATCGATATCATATTTAACACTGGAGTTGGAAGCCCGCCCGCGTGCCCAGTTGCTGATAAAAGCATCCCGGGAATGCTCAGCAAAGAAGGACTCTCCATTGTTTAAAATAGACTTATAATTATCCTGGTAATCCTTACCAGTTTTATCGCTTAACGACTTATATAATTTTTCGTACTGAGCCAAGCTTTGGTTGGTGCTATCCAATTGTGCCAGCTTAGCCTTGTAACTGTTTAAGTTCTCTTCAGAAGGCTGATCGTTCAATAGTTCACGAGCCATCCTGCTATCCTTTTGTAGTTGAGCTAAATAGGCGGTCAGGTTATCATAGGTCGATTTGTAGCTATTGGCCTGTCTTGCAAGATAATTTTCAGCCAGCGATGACTTTGCATTCTGCTCATCCATCCCATGGTTTACCAGGTTATTTACACTATTTTCATACAGGGTGGTACCCTGGACCCGGAACATATCATTAATTTGATTGTTCCCGCTTAGTTTTGACTTTGCCCATGTTTCAAATAAGGGAACAGCTTCATCACCGTTAATTCGGGTCAGCTTATATTGTCCGTTCGAAGTTTGCCGTTCAATTTTTAACCCGTCCTTCTGCGCCTCGTCAGCGAGGTATTTCTCCGGGTCAACATAATCGACATACCTGCGACTCTCTACCCGCTGTATCGACCCATCCCCTCTTTTTGCGGTGCGCAAGGTATCCAGTCCATTTTGCAGGTATTGCACTCCCGTATCCCAATACCGGGCCTGATCCTCTATCTTTTTGGAATTCCTCAGATTGTCAGCCACCTGGAACTGCGTTTGGAAAGCCTTGGTTTTTACCATATCGGCCGCAATCTCACTGTCGTTGGCAAATGGCTGGAATACCTGTTCAGCAGCTATCTGATTTTTATTTAAGGAAAGATCTACCGATGAAAGGTTTTTCAGTTTCTCTTGGGCATCTTTAAGGTAGTTCTGCCGGACGACCTGGTTCTCCTGGTTGGTAATCGGTGCATTTAAAATCGAACTGTACGCTGACTTCACGGCATTAAACCCCTGGTCATATTGAGACTGCTTAAGCCTTAATAATCCATTGATAGCATCAAAATCGGGGTGGTAAAGCTGAGTGGGTACAAAAGCATCTTTGGCACCCACCATGTAACTCGGCATCTGGAAGTGTTTACATAAAGAATATACCCAAAAAATTCAGGAAGTTTAACCGGCGCGACGTAAACTTTAAAGGTTTAATAACCGGCTTGCGGATAGCCCATACCCATCCCCGTCATTTGTGCGAGATATGGATTGTACATATTTGAAGAAAAGTTTCTGCTGTTCTTGAACAGCAAACCTTCTTGCCGGTCACGCTCCTGGCGCATTGCTTCATCTATTTTATATGCTTGTTGTGGGTCGGTGGCCAAACTAGCATAGCCCGGGTATTGCGCCAGGAATTGTTCACGGGTCATTGATTGGTTGCCATAGCTTGCGCTTCCGGGACTGTCCAAGCCTTTTCCGTTTCCGTTAAAACCGATATGATTCCAGAAAGGACCGGAAACACTGAATTGAGGATTCATGGCCATCCGGTATTGCATTTCGGTCATATTATTGACCATATTATGAGCAGCTCCCTGAACATCCTGCATTTTTAGCTTTTCAGCTATATCCCGCTGCTCCTTGCTCATGACCGTTTTATCATATAATCCAGTATCAATCTGGGCATTCTGCCCGGAGAGTGTGTCGTAGGTCTGGGCATTGAAGGTCTGGGCGTTTGTGGCAGCTTGCATATTATTACCCCGCGCCCGCTGTGTTTCCTGGATAATACCGGAGATCTGATCAGGTTGATACGAGCCGACTGCCCGGGCAGTAGTGGGGTTACTCACCTGGTTAAGCATATCCATGCGTTGCCGCTGGGCTGACTGTATCGGATAATAATTCGGCTCATCAAACTGGGGGTTGATATATGCCGCTTGTGGTTTGGCAGCCCAGGGATAATAGGTATTCACCGGTGAAGCCATGGCATTTAATAATGCCATTTGATCAAATGCATTCGGATTTATTCCAGGGACCCGGGATGAATTGGAGAATGCAGGGTTATTCGGAACAGGAAATTGCCCCTTGGGTACCGTTACCGGGGCTGGGGGCAATTGCTTACCTGGGGAAGAAGGGATCTCGGCAGCCGTATCGTCGGATAAATTAGGAGCATTATAGGTGTACTTCCCGAGTTTGCCATCGATAGCCCTGAAATCCTGGTTGCCATAGAAATAAGGTTGACCGAATTTACTCGATGCCCGGCTATTGTATTTTTGCTGGAAGTCTTTTACCTGCTGGGGATCCTGGGGATTGAAATTAGGATGGTCTTTGAAATACCAATCATGTCGTTGCTTAAATTCATTCAGATCCCAGTTGTTCCCATAGACGCCGCTGGTTATTTTATGCTGCGGGGATGATAATACCTGGTTAGGGTTACGTTGTACATCGGGAGACACTTGCGCTTCCGGATGCTCATTGAGGTAGTAATTCCAAAAAGGGTTAAATAAGTCGGAAGAAACAGATTTCCCCGATTGAGCTTTGGGTAGATAACTACCTCCCATTTTTGCTTCTGTCAGGGGTTGATCGCCTGGTTTAGGCTCCTGGTATTGCAATCCTTGCATGGCAAGACCGGCAATCTGGGGAATATTGTACTGCTTACCCTGCACCGCTTTGGATAACTCATTTCCGAGTGCCACTTTGGAGACAATTTCTTGTAGCCCGGGCATTTTTACCTTAGCGGTATTGTAGAGATAAGGATCAACATCTTTCCCTTTTTCTTTGTCAGAAAGTACACTAGCCAGTGTGTTATAATAAGCCGGGTCCACTTTTGACTGGAGTAATTTGGCCCAGGTCTGTTTACCATCCTTTTCGGGGTCAAATCCAAGGGTTTGCAGCACCCGGGGATCGGTTTTAATGAAATCCGATACAATATAAGCTCCCTCTTGAGCCTTGATCTTTGTTCCTCCAGCGGAATGTTTCTTGCCTCCTGCCTTATAAATGGTAGCCAGATCCGGGGACACCACCACTTCGCCTTTTTCTACCTCCACATTCGCCTGTTCTGCCGGAACTTCAGGGTAGGTCGTCCTGACATCATCGATGCCTGCAGGTCGGTTATAATCATTGGGATCGATCCGGACGGTCTGATTGGTAAACAGACCCAGGTTTTGCTGATCCCCCGTGGATGGTGAACCGCCAGATTGGTATATGGGTGCCGGTGGACCGGTTTTGATACGTATTTTCATAGGATAGGTGCTACTAATAAATTACATAAATTCCAGTTCATAACCTTGATTCATCAAATTTTGAATCTCGCTATGACTTAAATCGTATTGACCGCCCACCTTATAACCCCTTGTATAGAGACCAGCTTCTTTTTTTCGGCGGGAAACCAGTTCATCCAAAATCCGTGCACCATTGTCAACGGTTATGGCAGTCTTTTTTATTGTATCGGCAATTTGATCAGCGCCAACCCCTTTGTTTATCTGGTTGATGAGCTTTTTAACTACACCATAGCCACCATTGTACGCCATGGAGGAAAGAGCTGTGAGCTGCCCGGTATTCACCGGAACTTGTAGCTTCGACTGGATCTTCTGTACGGTCGGTAAAAGGTAGTTATCCAGGCGTTTGTCCGCTTCAGCCCGGGAGATGACCTCATCAGGTGCTTTTGCTTCTGTTCCGTAGCCATTGGTGAACTGCTTATGATCCCAGGCAGCCTTTTTAGCAAATCCCTCTTGTTTTTTTATAAAATCCTTCACTGCCTGGTAGGCATCAGGACCTGCGCTCTGTTGCTGTGGTACCTGAACTGGGGGTTGCGTTGGCTGGTCAGCAGGGTATCCAACCGGTGATAAAGCAGGCATTCCCTTATCTACCTGGGCGTTGATGCTATTTAGTGGTGTCTGAGGACCATTTATCAGCGGTAATTCAGCGCCAGTCTGGGCTATGGGAGGCTGCCCATAAAAACTCTGGTAGGGCAAATTGGCGAATTGAGTCAGGGTTTGCCTATTGGGAGCAGTCATCCCTGAATTTTTATCGATAAAACCCCTGTTCAGGGTTGAATTAAAAGTCTGAAACTGAGCATCGCTAGTACTCCGGTTAACCTGGTTGTTGTAAAGAGCGCTGTTTGTCCTTTTGTTTAAAGAATTGGCGACAGCGCCCATTGCCCCGACAAAAGCGGTAGCGCCTTCAACGTTAGGTCCCCAGGAAGTCTGTTTCTGTATATTCCATTGCCCGGGCTTATTTCCTTTTTCGATAGGCGAAATATTGTAAGGAGAAGTCGGTGTACCATTTGCTTGATCCACTTGGAATACCGGTCCTTGCCCTGGAGCGGTAGGAGTTTGCCCATCGGATAGATTTCCCCAGGTGAAAGCGGACAGGCCGCTTTGGGCCATAGGTATTTGATAATCCCTCATCATGACACCACCCTGTTGTAACTGTCCATTCGGTCCAGGCATATTATCGGAACCATAAAATCCCAGGATCGCCTTTAACTTTTCCATGGCACTCATATTATCCTGGTAAGCCTTTATTTTTTTCATATCCTTGTCAGCCGGACTGTACTCATATCCCTGCTCAAGCGCTCCATAAGGCCCGGCTACACGTTTGGCTGTTATATTTCCTGAACCCGTGCCATTGGCATACATATATTTGGCCGCAAATGGAATTTGATGATTGGTAAGTGTATCTCCCGGGTAAGTGACTTGGGTAAAATGGGGATTAAACAGCAGATTACCATCCTTATCAAAGGAAGATTTTACCGATGACCCCGAAGGCAAGGACCCGCCCTCCTGGTGCATCTCGACGGGATATCCTTTTGTTTTATTCAGCATATATTGCTTCAATTGGTCGGAATTACTAAGCAGGTCCTGATCTTGCGGATTTACCTTATAAGTGTTATAGTCTTTTACCGGAAAGAAACCTTTACCATCATATACTCCTATCATTGAGTTTTGGGGGCCATATACTGGTTCTCCTTGCGGAAGAGTGTCGTGTATGGGCGGAGTAGGTACCCGTTGTTGGACTGGCGCCGGAACGGGAGTGGCATTGGCATTTGATGGTAAAGGACCAGGACCCTGTGGCTGCATTTGTTTAAAATTTGCAGGCTTGACCTTCTCCGGATCATATCCCTGAAACTCGACCTGGTCCCCATTTAATGGATCGTTAGGGTTTTCATTGTGAAATGCATAGTGTTTTGTGGGAGCAATGCGTTTATCATATAAGGCCATCGGCGCCCTGGTATCAAGTATCCCATTTGCATTTTCCCGTTGCTTATACTGATTGTGGTTTATGGGTTGGTAATATAGAGACATGGCAGGGTTTTGCAGCATACCCTGATCAGTTTGCACCATGGGCATATTCACAAATGAATCTCTTGCAAATTTTCTATCCATTTCTCCTTTTGCCTGCGTAGAATTTGCTGGAGCATGGTCTTTTACATATCCTCTTTGGGTATAAAAATTTAACAGTGCCTGGGAGTTGTTATATAATGCAAGGCTGTCTGAAGCGTTAGGTGCTGGTCCACCCAACTGCATTTGGTACATCACTAACTCCTGTGGCAACTGTGATGGAATTTTGCCCCCGATATTATACATTGGAACTTCAGTTACGGATTTCGCGCCGGTAAACCGGTGAAGTCCGGAGTTCTTTTTCATAAGTTTGGTCTGCCCATTATCTGTAATTGCCAATACATCGTGGGGAACCTTATCCATGGTAATCACGTTACCAGGGATGATATTGTACGGATTGAACCTATCGGGAGAATCAGGTAAATAGCCAGAATTTGTGACTGTACCCCCCGGTTGCCTGGCTGGTAATTTTCTTTTCATTAGCGTAAGGATCTTTGTTGTTTTTGGTTGGTAAGTTTCAATAGGTACTTAACATCGTTCGATACTGTTTTACGCAGTAACAGCCTTTGGGTAAAATGCCGGAATTTCTTATGCTGCAGGGCGCTCTTCGAGTATTTTATGGCCAGTGTATTGAGTTCTTTAGTATATCCATTCGGGCTAACCGTCCAGATATTGTATTGCTTACCCGTGAATTCCCCGCGATCTGACACTGCATCCCAAAACTGGTTGAACCTGTATTTATTTTCTTCCTTGGAGAAGAGTATGTCTATACCATTTAGACCAACTGACGGATATTGGTTCAGCGTATACGGGTTATTCTTCGGTTTTATATTCAACCGCAATAGCCCGGAGCATTGCTCTGAGTTGTAGACAACAGCCCGGTCGAAATTCTCATCCAGGATATGAAATTGATCCCTGCAGTCATTCAGGTATTTATAGGCTTCCAATTGGTATTCAATTGTTCTCAGCGTCGTTACCTCCTGGCTGACAGTCACCGGATATTCAATTTCAAAAGGATAAGCAATTCCATAATAGTTACAGAAAAGGTCACATCTTGAATTATGCTTCCAGATCCCACCTTCTTTAATAGTTAGCAAATGGTTCCGGGAAGGCAGCATTGCTTCAGGTATCCAGTCATGGAAACTGACAAAACCCTTTATTTTTGGATCGTATGATATCGTAAAAGAAGCGTCATCGAAATAAAAAGGATCTCCCAATTGCACGGGTATATTCCCATCTAAAATAAATGTAAGCCCTGACTGATAGGTCAGCTTGTTTTGATAAGTGGGCTTAACCTGGTAATCCCTTTTGCTAATGTAGATCATCTCATTCGTGTTGTCATAGCCGGAAACAACACCTATCCCGATAACCGGGTTATCCGGATAATCAAAATCCGGGTAATCCTGTAATAACTTCAGTGGTAAATATTGTGCAAACCACCACTTATTACCATCCCGGGATATCTCCTCAAGCCCATTACCATATTGGAATATCTTTCCCTGGTTTGCGCCAACGGAGAAAACTCCTTGCGGGGTACCGATAATGGAACCCCGGTTCTGGCAGGCCCCGTATTCATATTCTACATCGGAATTGGTCGTACTCTGAAACGCCTGGTTGAATAGCCCTCCATCCCCGATAGTAATTTTTATTCCTCCATCTGTCTGCAAGGAATCAACCCCTTGAAATAACAATGGGCTATCATTGCTGAAGTAGATAATTGCCCCCGTTTTATTGACATTTTTTATGGCCGTGATCTTGCGTTGAAAATCTTTATAGTTGTTAGTAAGGAATGCTGTCCAGTTGTCTTTTTTAAGTTCTTCCTGCTGGGGTAAACTATATATAATCCTATTGGGAAAATAGCTATAGCATTGTTCGGCAATCGTTGGATCGTAGTCTCTTGGCAGAACCGCACCCCAGGATATATAATTGTGCAACAACCTCGAAACAGACAGGGAATAATCGTATTTGTAGTTATTGCCGGCCTTGATGATGTCCGACTTGAATAGGGCGTCAAGATCGGTATACTGTTTATAGTCATAGTGCCGGGAGGCGGTACTTTGATCGTAGTCCCGTTGGGCAATATTAAGCTCTGACTCAACAAAAAAGTCTCTTACCCCATTACAAAACAGGTAGAAATAAGCATTATAAATCCCAAAGGATATTTTTGTATTACAATCTGAACTATTTCGGTCCAGATGGGCGTAATCATTTGGCAAGACCGCATTGCTAAAATCATTCATGGACAGCGCCACACCTGCGGCTCCTCCCGCGATCTCCCCGATTTGCTCTCCTAAAGTGGCACTACCGAGTAGCGATCCTATCTCTGATCCTATCACTCCCCCAATGGCAATACCGGCAGCAGTTTTTAAAAACGGCTGCATCAACTGGCTGATATCAAAGTCCTGGGTGTTTACCCAATACCGGGCATAGGGTAAGTTATAGGCCAGGTTATAATCAAATTCATATCCGTCCGGCTGGTCAAACATCCAGTCGTTAAAGAAAAACATAATGCTTTTCTCGGTGTACCGGTTAATATACTGGTCGCCCCCAAATAAAACAGGCGACATGAACCGGATCTTTTTTTCCGGGGTAGTGGCTAATACCCCCTGGCTGATAGGAATCTGGATAACCGAATCTAATTGCCCATATTGGTTTTCAATATTATTTTTAAGGGCGGCATAGTAGGCTGAGGTCGTGGTGGTAAACTGTTGCGTGGGATTGCCCCATAGCCCCAGGTTACCAATGGTTGTGCGGGTAGTATCCTGTGTACTGGGATTGGCAATATTTTTGTTCACTTGCAAGATAAGTGTCGCCGGCCTGAACAAGTTATTAACCCGGTAGTCAGCGGTGAACTCCTGCAGGTAGGGTTCGAGGTAATTAGATTCCGTTATCAGCCTACGCTTATTGCCTTCTTTGGACGGTATAAAGTCACTATAAAACCCATGAGAATTGTATTGGTAAGCGAACTGATTATAGGGCAATAATCCCTTAATGATACGAACGGCTTCCTCTGTTCCTTTGCCTAAAAAGTAGGTAAAAAGGAAGGTGCCACCAGCAGCCGCCAGAACTGGATTGGAAGACATTACTCCTCCTTCTACAGCAATGGCGGTGGAGGAGCCAATACCTCCTCCGATGGGAGCAGCTAAAGTGAGATCTGAAAGCGGGGCAGTCAGGTTGCCGGTGCTTGTCATTACGGTAGTACCCGCTCCTGTTATTCCTGCATTAAATGCGCTTCCCCCTTTCAGCGTGGTGGTCTTTTTTCCCTGGATAGCTAGTAATCCTGCACCAACACCTACTATACCCGACGTATACAGCGCAAAATCACGGATTAACTTGTGCTTTGGGTGTTTGAATACCGGTTCAAAATTTCCGGTTACTGATCCAAATTCTTCAGACTCTACCCGCAATTCCTGGGCAGACAGAAATGGATTCCTGAATTGGGTTTCGGGGGAGTGAAATGTAAATATGTCCTGATGATAGGTCCCCATAGCCTGGTATCCAGTATCATTACATCCACCTTTCACCCGCTGAGCAGACAGGAAAGGATCGGTCCTTAAGTCATTGTAGGGATAGTTCGGATATAATCCTTTACGGGTGCTAACGCTGTTTGGAATCGTATACTCTGCCACATTATTAATAAGCCCCTTGGCGATAATAGACTTGTTACCTTCTCTCGAACCGCGGAGTATTTCGTATCCGATGATGTCGGTCAATATGTTACCTTCAAAATCAAGGGGATGTGCGATATTTTCAAACTTTACCCCCAGAATTCGAATGGTAGCCCCCAACCGGCCAGACAGGTGAATGAGCGAATTATCGGGAAATTTGCAAAATCGAATGTTCTTCCCGCATAGGTCGGCCCATACGACCGACTGATCATCGGGGTAACGTTCGGTAGATTCAAAATACCCCATTTCTCCTTCTGCTATGACAGCGCCTTCTGGAATTGCATATCCTTGAGATGAGGTGATAGTAGCGGTATTGTCTACCTGCCATTTTTGGGGAGGGACGGCCACTCCTACTGAAGTCTCATAGACATCAGCTCCGGAGACCAGGGTACGATCGTTTGAATTAGCCTGTCGGCCGGCAATGGCATAGGAAGCAGATTTCTGCCCGGTGTTATAGATCCACCGGATAAAAAAGACATATTGTTCATCTCTTAGATATGAAGTGATATTGCCGCCCTTAATATAATAGTCAGCCGGCACTTCCAGGGCTACCCACTTGGGAGTTATGAGATTAGCCAGGGGCTGGTAATTAAATTCCGGTTTGGTGTAAACGCCTACCCGAAGTAAATAGTTACTTACCTCGTACATGGCGTCACTCCTTTCATATGAGGGCGTTTGCAGGGGGATATTTTCCAGGGGAATTACCGGAAGACGCGGATCCAGAATGTCAATAAATACCTTTCGCTGGCGGGTAGAATAAGTACCCACTTTCTGTGCATTTGTTTTTTCTCCTATATAGGAGATAGCAACCAACTCAAATTCATCATAAGAAGTATCCATTCCGGAGATATCAATCTCCAGGGACCCTTGCAGGTTTTGGTGGGAGAATAATGATTGAACATTGGAGGGGGTGAAATAGTCCGTTACCCGTATCTGGTTGACCGTGTAGGCCACCACTACCTGGTAAGAGCCGTTGGGTAAGGATCCACCACTGGCTCCCTTTTGTAAGGTTACCCCGGGAGTATCCAAAATCCGGGCTAAGCGCAATGCCTGGCAGTCTACAGTAGTAGTGTATTCAGGTATTACACAACTGCCCGCGGGCTGCCGGGATTTTAAGGTATAAACCGGCCTGTCAATATTGAGGTAACGCGACGGGTTCAATCCGTCATCGAAATAAACAGAGTAGGTACAGTCAAAATTCTTTTTTGACTCTCCGGTAATGAGGTTGGTCGTTTTAAACCGCAGGCAGGTGTCATTGATAATTTTTTTATAACTGCACAAAATCTCATCAAATAAGCCAATTTCTGAATTGGTATTGTCCGTAGAAAAGACAGCCCATTTCTCAGCAATGATATTAATGGCGCCAATAAAGGTATAGGGGAGCTGAACACACAACAGGTTTGCAGGTTCGTTACCAATAACACCCAATTCTCCGTTATGGGAATTGTTTACAGCATTGCGGGCATGGGTCCAGGTATCCGGCTTCATTAGCGCCGGATCAAGGTCCTTTTTCATTCCTCCCGTAAACTCATTGGTAGATACATTCGTAGAATTCTGTAACTGGTTCGGCATTTGTTTTCATAGGTTACACTTCAAACTGCATAACAGATATCCTCAAACATTCGGAAATACCTATTATGCTGCACTTTTCTATTCGCTTCCCAAGCTTCCTTTAACTCGGCAAAGTCTGGTGTAAAAACGACATTTCGCGCCTCCAGCCGGGCGTTTTTCCTTCTTATGCCCATGAGCTTCAATAGCTCTCCTACCTGTTCTCCCTCAATAAGCATGTTTTCAAGTATCCGCTCTTTAAGGGCATATTCATAATACGTATTCACAATGGCATGATCCAGGACTAGCAGGTTGCCTTCGTCGTCCTCCATATTCCCCATATAATTAATATATAGAGTGCCGGAATCAAAATTGGTATACAGCCAGCCACCCTTGATATAGGCGAGTCGCTCAGAACGTATCCCCAGGTTGGGACATTTCGTACTTACCTTTGATGAGCTTTCCATACGAAGTGGCAGAAAATGATGGTAAGTCCTGGTCTCGTATTTGAAATACTGTACCACCCCATATCCTTCTCCACACTGGGTTAACCTCACCTTTGCCTCATTTATAGCTGGTCTGCAAGTAGTATTATAGGTGCTACCTGGAATAGGACCTGGGTTATTGCAATCTGCCGGCAGAAGTACGTCTTCGGTATGGATTCCATGTAAAATGGGGATGCTTTTCTCGTACTTGCCACATAACAGTGCAAAATTTAGCAGGTAGAAGTCGTTGGGCAGCCTGACTTTTCCCTTTGTCAGGTCCAGGACAAGTTCTTTAAGCGGGTTGATTTTAACGGAGAGTTCCTTATTGATGCTTTGGGCAACTTTAATGAGATCCTGGGGATCAATCATCCCCTCCTGGTCATAGGTCTTAAAGTCACTTAACACCGAAGAAAGAAGCTCGTCATAAGTGCGGTATTCGAGTTCTTTCATTATCGTAGTACACTTTGTTTATCATCTTTATTATCGGCAGGAGTTTGTTCCATAATTCCCAGGTCCTGTAAGATCATTTTGTCCATGTCTGAATCAAGAAAATCGGGAACATTAAACTGCTGGTCCTGCTTGGGGATGCAATCATCCTCGCAGTCACAATTGTAAGAAGAGATATCATCCTCAAAAACGCCTTCTATCCGGATCGCGTCCCATTCCAGGTTGGGAAAAAACAAGTAGCCTCCCAGGAACCAATAATACCTGGTGGTATTGTACCTGAAGTTTTTCTGTCTTGAAATATTAATAAAAGTGGTGGGATAGGTAGGCATAAACTCTTCCGACCCATCCAGTGAGGTAACTGACCGGATAAGGGGTCCCCAGTAACCCTCCATAAAAGTGGGTAGCTTTTCCCGGGTTCTTTTAATGGTACAGTTAGAAGATAACCCCACACATTTTGCCTGGACCTTATCTATTTCTTCGAGCTCAACAAAATCCAGGGTCTGGAAGACGGGATTGAACTTCATGACCTTATTCTGGGAGTCCTGGCGACGCATCAGGAACTTGGCATGTTTGAGTAGCAGGGCAAAAACAAACCTATCGGTCAGAAAAGCATCCTGCTTGACGCCTTTCATCAGGTTCTTTACACGGGATACGACTTCCCCAATGGTTCTCATAGGATAGGATCAATTTAGTCAAACGCAAACTCGTTGTACAGTTTCAACATTTCCTGCTCATCAGCTTGCTTTTTTAATTTATAGGACTGCTTGCGAAAAAGTCGGGAAATATGTTGAAAGTTATCTATCATCTGGTAGCGTTTCCAGTTGATGGGGTAATGTTCTGAAACGGCTCTTTTAAACTGGCGCACTCCTTTAAACCCCCACAGCTCATGGAACTTGAACCGGTACTTTTGCTCATAATTAGTATAAAATATTTTTGCGATATAATCATCACTTTCCCAGTTCCTGTGCTGCACTTTCTTCTGGTATTTCCCGGAGACATGATAATCAGTATTCTCCCCCTTCTTTTTGGGACAGGTTCCGATAAAAAGATAACCTAAGCCATGGGGAAGTTCTATCCCATCTCGTTCATTAATCGCCGTTTTCCATATCTCGCCATTGATGAGCTGGATCTTCTGTTTCAATTCCTTGTTGGAGTAGTGGGCATACTCTGGGAATTTTACTTTGAAGGCAGTGAAAAAATCCTTATTAACAATGTCTACTATTTGTGGGCGGTACCTGGGCGCATGGAGATCTGGTGTTTTAAAATGCTTCATCGTACAATTATAATCTACAAAATTACCGCTTTATTCTACAAATTATTTGGAGAATACTTAATTATTCTACAAATAAAAACCCCTCAGATGTGGATACACCTAGGGGTGTGCTATTCGGGGTAACCAACAAAACCCGAGCACCTTACCGTTTCTTTTATGCGCAGGCTGACTGGTTGAGTATTTTACAGGTATAGGTGCCGGAGCCACTATCGAATACCAGTTGATATCCTGGGAAGCTGGAGCAACTGTAGTTACCGGTATCAAAATCTGAATTATCCGCCACATCCTTTGTACTGAAAACAATGAAAGGCTGTAGGTCGTCGGTTGAATTGCAGGCAAGGAGCTGGGCTTCGGTTGCATCATAAATCTCGCATCCGAATATACCGATGCCATCAGTGTTTGTTCCCTCGATTTGAATAAGATTGACTCCCGACTGCATTTGCACGGGATAGAGAAACCACATACGGAATAAAAAGGAACCACTGCCATCATTCATTTGGCTCGGCACAGCCATAGCACTTTTATTCTGGCTGACGATAGTTGTACCATTTATCGCTATTGAAGCGAAATTATCTGCGCCCAACCCAATATAATACACTTTTGAAGTCGCCAGGTTGAACTGCCGGGAGAAACCAAGCGTTCCTGCATAATTTTGGTTGCCGCATACCCATAGCCCTGAAGCATTTAACCTCCCGCTAATGTTATCCCCGGCTATATTGATAAAAGGCCCGGTAGTGTGATTGATTACATTGGCATTTGGAATAGCCCCCGGAGCCAGGTTCGTATAGATATTGGGAGGCGTGATCCAGGTCCCGTCCGGATTATAACCATTTAATTGATAAGCAACTGCTCCAAATAAAGAATATTGCTCATACGTAAAATGGCAAGCTTGAAATGGATTGTCCCCTCCCGTATAAGTCGCATCCTGGCTTAGTTCCTGGTAGCAATAGGTACTATCTGGGCTTACCGTGTAACCGGGCGGACAAAAGCAGTTATTCGATTGAAAGTTGACGATGGTGCTAAGGCCATAACCGCAGTTGGCACTAATAGTACCCTCATAGTTAGTTGCCTCACTTAGTCCAGGTATAACGACCGGGCTGGAAGTTGGCGCCGGTAGTACGGTGGTAAAGGGATCTGAAGAGCCTTTTATTCGGTAATTGACGACATATCCGTCTGCCGGGGCGGGATCGGATGGTGTAAAAGATATGGTTAGTGAGGACATAGTGACCGTAGTTTTGTTTTCATCAAATTGTTTAGCTTATACCATGGTCGCACTTACATTCGTCGGTGCGTTACAGGGTGGAGGAGGCAGTGTAGTGAAAGACTGCGGGGGACAGGTTTTAGAAAATGTCCCGGCATTCACTGTAATACCTACCTTGTAATTGGTGGAAGGATTGAGCCCTGTAAAAGCCGCTGAAACGGGCGCCCCGATTGCAGCATTGTTAGTGGCCAGCACGTTAGCCCCAGGTCCATCATAAAGTGTAAGCATGTAAGAGGTGATGCTCGCGCCCAAATCATTAAAGTTATATTGGACCTGGTTGTATGCCGGCGTTAGCGATACAGCTGGACAGGTAATATTTATAGCTTGGAAAGGCGTGCCTGCAACAGGTCCCCCCACGGCACAATTATCGACGATACTGTAGTCGTAAATGGTATTGTCCAGAAGACCGGGGATATTATAGGTGTTGACTGTTGCACCAACAATGGCCGCTGTGGAATAATTAGTATCGGTATGGACTTTATATTGAACATCCTGGCTTAGGGAATTTGCACCTCCTCCGGGAGTCCATATTAAGGTAGCAGTAGGCATATTAAAATAATAGGTATTAGGGTATTTAATTCATTGTTACAGAAAGGCTTGAGGCCACGCTGCAGGTTTGCGCCACGCATTCGTCAAGGGTATTACAGAACAGTTGCGTCAACGCTGGTGTCGAAAAGACCAGATTCATCAGGCTGGTCGCATTTTCTACCGTCCATTTAAACAACAGTCCGTTGGCGCCCGCAGTGATCAAATTTTCGGGATCCGGGTCCAGTACTACTGCTGCCTGAAGGGGTGAAGTATTCAACCCGTTCCCGGAAAGGGCAACTGTTGGACTACTTCTGACGGTAACCGGCTGAGATCCTGCGTTAATATTCAGCTTACGCAATATCGCATCGAGGCGGTCACCGGTCAGCACACTTATATTTTCTAGGTCAGGTCCGTTGTACTGGACACATTCAGCAGGAAATACTTCTTCACAATCCTCGCCATTTACGCAGGGGCTTTGAATAGGGCTTACATCTACGCAGTTGGTTACCGGTATATGCCTTGGTACGTTATCATCACAACCACAGTTATTCATTAATAGTTATTTTATAGGATCGTGGTCTGGGCAGTACAACTACCATCGCTTTGAACAGGAGTAACAAACGCCCCATTATCAAAGCCAACAGAAGGGCTGCCATCCGCCATACCCAGGTACGCCTGGATACTGGCTGCCACCGTTGGGGTTGTCTGGAAATAGAACTTGAAATCCGTATGCTCATCAAAACCATTGCTGACGATGGAAGAGAAATTAATAAGCCCATTCGCTGCCGGCGGAAAGGTTTTGAAAAACGTCGTGTACTGGCTTAGGTCTTTGGCAATATTCACCGGGTAAACTGTTCCCAAAATAGAAATGGATTTCATCACGGCGCTTTCCAAAGAGCCATCAGCGCCATTTTTAGTTTCTCCAAACGCCCAGGACAGTTTATAACAGTTCGTCGCTTCGGGCGTTGGCAGGGTACCGCATGTGGACGTATAGGTAGCACTCCCATAGACAATGATGGACTTGATGGTAGACGATTTTTTGATGACCTGGGTCTGCCCTGCAGCAATACTGGTATATTGAGTAGCCCCGGTACTATCTTGATAGACCACTACGATTTTTCCATTAGAAATCCCGTGACCTCCGGTAACACTGATTTCACAGTAGCTGCAGGTGTCTTTATAGGTGATGGATTTTGTAATACATTTAACGCAATTGGTGCCGCCATTGGTTAGGCATGCATTCATGGAAAGCGCATAATCCTGGGAGGGATCGATTGCTGTAGCAGACAAATCGATAACGACCCCGGTTGGATTATTAACCTCAGTAGCAATTTTTACAAATGCCTGGGCTTCATTACCCAGGGCGTCGGTAATGGTCAGTAAGTTTCCGAAGGTGGCGTTACAGTCGGTGTATCCTGTCGGAATTTTTGACTTTGTAATGAAAAATAAGGTCAAGCTCAGCCGATCGTCGGATAGTTTCGAGTCAAAATCGACAACAATATCATCACACGTTACTTTACAACAGTTTTCAAGGATCGTTTGAACCGCTCCGCGGAGATCCGAGATAGCCAAGTCAAAATGCTTTAGCAATTGTCCAACAGTTGCAGCTGGCGTTACCCATAATGCCTGGGTGGAATCACTGACAGAATATACCCCCGTAGAATTTGCGGCGGGTTGCGGTTCAGCCGAAACCGCCTGGTTGAGTGTGGTAGAGTCCCCCAGTACCGTGCTTAATGTACAAAACTGGCCTTCCAATAACTGGAAAGCCGTATCAATGGGTTTTACGATAGGGTTTGCGGTCGAACTGCCCGGGGCCACACATTGCACACTTACCTGAAGCGTAGGTGGCGGGGCAATTTCCCCCTCTAAGGTCGTTATCCGGCTTTCGTGGTTGCTGATAGTATTTGCCTGCCCGTTAAGGGTGGTTAGTATCAAACAGACCTGCAAGCCGATTGCTTGCGTATAGGCACTATGGACAAGTTGGGTAACAACATCTCCATTTGAATCGGTGAACCGAAAGCAGTTAGCAATGATCACATTGGGTTCAGCAGTCGTGCCCGTACCCGGACCACCGATCAAATCGGCGAGTACACAAACCTTGTTTATCAGCAGCGTTAGAACAGTATGGAGTGTTTTTGACGGATTTGGACAGGTGGCGCATTGATCAAATATACACTGGAGATCCAGGTCCGATAAATCCAGTTCTGTTTTTATGCTGGAAAGCACTGCTGCTGCCTTTTGCACTACGTCACTCACCGAGTCGCCTTTGCAAAGGTTGATGACTGGTAAATCCCCCCCTTGCCACAACACATCATTCGATGATGAGACTATGGACGTATTGTTGTTAATGTTGGAAGCAGTGGGTTTCATAGGATGGGTGAGTATGGGTAGAGATAACCCTACATTAATAATGTAACGGATTGGGCCGAATCTAACAAATTAGTTCCCGCATCTTTTCTCCAATTTGTCTCGTAATAGACCTGTATCTTTAACGGGCAAGGTAGAGAGTACGCCAGCCAAAAAAAGGATGATGGCGCTCGACTGAGACATGGTAGCGGCAATTACCGGGGGAAAGACAAACCCAAAATCCCGTAATCCCGTAAAAAGCTGCGCTAAGCCGGCAAGCACATAGAATACTGTCTGGAATTTTTTAAAGAATTTGGGAGACTCCATCTGGAGCCGGAGTATGAGTTCAGCAAAGAAAGGATATTGGTTCATTGAAAAGGTTGTTTTAAATTAGTTTTCTAACCTAAGAGAATCGTTTTTATGATGGAGGAGTAGTATCGATAGCTACGAGGGCCAGTTTATAGGCTATTCCATCAACATTTACTTCCAGGTACATAGTTGTATCCAGGTCTACTGATGCATTTTGCTGTTTTCCTAATTTCCATTTACCGGTCCCTGATCCCGGATCCCCGGTTGTAACCTCCCCCTTTTTAGTAACGGTGAAAACCGGTACATTATTTACCTCTAAATCGATCAATCTGCTAGCGTCGCTGGAAGCAGTATCTGCAATGTTCGCCTTTACCAAGGAGGGGGCAGCCGTTGTATTCCATGCAGTGGTAATATGAATAGCGCTGGGAGATGTTGATCCTGAAACAGGTGGCTGCTGCACCTGGAAAAAGTTCCCATTATCGGTATTCCCCACGATGGTATTCCCACTGTTTGCATAGACCTTGAATCTGCTAAATCCGCCCAGCTGGAGATCGATAAGTTTAGAATTGCCTCCCGATTTAATATTTGAATCAACCTTACCCAATATCAGGGTAGGTGAAGTGAGGGTATTCCATGTCTTTGAAACAGCCGCAAACGTCCCTTGTACAGGGTCGCCTACCCCGGCATCATCCTCGTTGGTATTAAGTACAACAAGGGCCTGTTGGTAAACATCTTTTATTAAAGATCCACCAGGCAGTACGGTAGCTGGATCGATGTCACTGGATATATAAGCCCTTGGGGTGACACTATCCAGATCAATGCCTGGATATAAATACAGCCCGGAGGTAATTGTAATCTCATTAATTTGGTTTGCTGTAACTTCCAAACGATCATTCAGTCCTCCATTCCGAATGATGCTATTACCCCCGCCGCTGAGAAATATAGACGGAGTTCCACTGGCCGTATCAACCAAATTCATGGCCGTAAAACCATTGGTAGTAATATCAATAAAATAGAAGGAATCATCGATATTGGAAGTCATATTGAAATCCCCCGAGGAAAAGACTATTGTGCTCGTATCGTCTGTAAATTGGAAGGACCAGAACCCTAATGGAATTTCCCGGCTACTCTGTAACTCCGCCGGATTGCCTGGCTGTCCGACATCCTGTCCAAAGACAACCGTATTATTCACCGTGGACAAACCATTGATGGCAGCAATTGCACTTAGGTAGCCTGCATCATTGGCGAATGCCGATACCGCCGTTGGTTTATTCAATATTGCTGATAGTCCATCTGCCGCAGCCCAATCGGAATTAACCTGACCTGGAGGCAGCCCTGGTAGGTTGAGTAGATCGGTGTACGAACCTGTTGTGGCAACCAAGGCTAACGGTATATCCCGGAGCACCAAATTACTGTCCGCAGTCCCACCATAGAACCAGTATTCTTTCACCGCGCCGGCGACGCTAATGAGCAGTGTCAGTCCTTGGTATCTATAGGCTATATTCACCGCAGCCAATGCCTCGGCTACCTCATTGTAAGGAGTAGCTTTCCCGCCCGAAAACTTGCAATACCTGCGGTCCAGGGGTTTAGGTGAGAAATTCTGCAGGCTCTCATTTATCTGTATTGGCATTCTCTAATTATTCACTTTAAATTCAATCGAATTTTCATTCTGTTGTGTCGGGTAGGCAGTCATATAAAGCCGGTACATACCGACCAGGACCGGAGTACCAAATAAATCATTGTCCGGATCCCCAATATCTCCTTCCATACCCTCATCCACCACATACTTTCTTTTTAACGGCTCAGTGGCCAGTTCTGCCATCCAGAGGATCTGGGGTACAAGGTTAATCGTATAGTCACATTTTATAGATCCACCCCTAACATAATAGGCATTTCCTTTGGCTACAGTTCGTATTACGTCATTATTGATAAGTATGGAGGCGTCCGGCAACCATCCAAAGAAAGCCACGGCTGTATTTATATTGTGACCACAACTGGTATTGTCGCTATGGCAGGAAATCCTATCAAAAATCTCATCGTAAATGCCATTCTGCCATTCTAGTAACTGCCGTCGATTCTGTATGGTCCGTGGATCATTTCTTATCTGACAACCAATCCCAAACCTTTCTTTTTTGAATTGGTTGAATAAGCCGTCAGCAAATTCCTGGTATATTTCATCTGCTTCTTTTCGTAGGTCTTTCATTTGTTAATGGCTATGACCTGTTGAGGGGTCAGTGTTTGATCGTCTTTCTTATTTCCTGCCTTCAGTTTATTTTCATACGTAGTGATACAATTGGAACAGCAGTGATTTCCATCTGAAGCGGTTCTTTTCTGACATCCGCAGGTAATGGGAGAGCCACAATTAAGGCAATTCATCGTTATTTGGTTTTGAAGTTTAACACACACTTTTACGGATATACCTGAGCAGCCTTTTACTGGCATAGTCGATCAGCGCCAAACCATCCTGGGGTTCATGTCGTATTTCCACTTTCACAACTGCTGCATCGATATAGGATTTAACGACACTCAGGGCATCCAGGTCGTCCATCGCCTCCTGGGTAGGTTCTTCCAGGTTTAAACAGATTTTACCCAGTTCATAAAAATATTGGTTCAAAATGTTCGTAACCCGAAGGTGATTGTACTCGACATAGACCTTATCCAACGGCGATACTTCGTACCGGACAACGTAAATACCATCGGGCAGATTCACCTGGCTATCTTCACAACCACTCCTTTGAATATTCAAACAACAAGCTGTAAGTATCTCTGTTGTGCCTGGGTTGGTATCAATTTCAACGGGCAGATTGTACCCGGGGGGTGTAATGAATATCCTCGAACAGTTGACTGGTATATGAGTAGCATATTGACTCGTATCTACAATCCGTAAAATTTTCGGATTGTAGGTAACGGGAATGTCAAGACTTAGGATATGCTTATTCATAGGAAAGGACCCATATAGAATATACAAATAATTAGGTTGAAAAATGATGGTGCCTTAATGTCTTTTCATTTGCACCTTCCTTTTACCCTTTATATAGTAAACAATCTCTCAAAATATGGATGACAGCACTAAACAAAAGATCATTGAGTGGGTCAACTCGGAAATGGATGATTATCGACGGGAAGATCCCAGTTCATGGAGAACACTCATGGTAGAAGACGCCATAGGAAAATTCGGCGATTTCAAAGGTCCTGACGACGTTAATGATGAAATAGCCCTTGTTGTCCGGCAAGTATTAAATGGGGACCTATAATAGGGTTTTAAAAAAGGAGAGCCAGGCTAACTGACTCTCCTTTACTTTCATAGGATAAGGGCGTTAATTTATCACCTCCAGCGTTACAAGAGGATTGTTTGCTGCCAACCACGCTGTCATTAAGGCTTCAAAGGCAGTGGTATCAATGGTTGACTCAAAAGCGAAGCCATACAGGAACTGATCGTTATTGAATGTATTGGTGGAGTTTGAAAACTTCGGCACATTGAACTGAAAATAATAGCGATTGTAGCTTTTGCTCCGGGTAACTACCTGGAAGGCCGGGTCAATCTCGACCTCTCTTTTCCGGGGCCACCTGTTAAAGTGGATACCATCGTATTCCCGTGCCTTGATATAATCCCTCAAGACGGTTTCTCCGAGTCCTTCAGGTTGAACCGGTTCCCTGACCTGCTCCGTATTTTCGTTGGTATTACTGTTTATGTGTGGTCCGGTATGACAAGGGTTTCCTGTTTCATCTACCAATGAAGCGTACAGGATAATAGGCTCCTTTTGGTAAAAGTCGATTGGATTGAACGAGCAGTCTGAAAAAACCGTATCAATATAAGCGGCTGTTAGTAGTAAGTAAGCTACCGAAGTTGGTACCGTGGTACTATTGGGTGCAGGAACATAGGTGTTATCGATCACTGCCCCCACAGAGACTGGGACAGCCAATCCGCTTTTTGTATTAGGGGTATCCAGGTTCACGATGTTCCCTACAAACCCAGTTATGGTCCCAAATAGCCCGGGACCAATTAAGGTCTGACCAACCACCAATTGGCTGATATCAGAAGCGATTACATTACTCGCTCCTGCTGCCCATACCCCCGAAAAGGTAGCTATCTCACGATAGGGAGTAGCAATTACAAACAGGCTGAGCAAAGGATCTGCGTTGATGTAATCTGCCCACCCTTTATAGACGGTGCCAGCGTCCACATATTCCTTATCGCACCCGGTCAGGCACTGAGAAGTAGCGCAGCCGGTAAAGAAGGGAACATTTTTGTATAAGTGCCGGTTCAGGGTCCTTAGCGCCGGAGAGCCTTTGGCTTCTACGCGAAGCCGGTAGGTAAAATCAGACTGGAATTGCAAATCACTGGCGCCCCCCACTTTGATAATATTATTGGCGGCTGCTTTTGCCCCAATCTTATAAAAACGGGTGACATACTTTGCGTTGATCCCTGGTGATTTTAGCGATTCCTTTAGCCCCACTAATGGGGTATTTCCAACAGAATCTTTGGTGTAATAAGAGCCCTGCGCCAGGTAAACGTAGGGATTGGCTCCGGCATTAGCGGGCGTGACAACTACATTGGTATTTTTGTTGTAGATACCGAATTCGCCAGCAGTTAATGTAGAAGAGTCACCAGTGGCGTTGACTGTTCCATTGAGTACAAGTAGCTTTTGGTGGGCGTACGGAAAATTAGCCATGCTTTAAATAGGATTGGATTATAATAGAACGGAGATATGTACCTCCTATAAATAATATAGGGAAAAGCAAGCAATTGCCAGAATTTATTTTGCAGCCAGCTATTTTCCGGGGTCTGAAATAATAATTGTAAATTTAATTTTACAGGTACTGATAATTGAAAGAGCAAACAAGTTTCAGCTATGACCAATGCACTACTGGATGAAATACTTCGACAACTTAATAATGATTGGGGCATTAATACGGAGATCGCGGGTCCGGACTTCTTCAAATCCCTCCCCAACGAAGATCAAGTGACTATGGACCTTATCCGGTATTTAGAACAGACCGGGTATATTAAGGTACGTCATACATCCGGTGCTTTTGGAGATCATGGTATTGCTGCCTGGTATATTTCGCTCACTCCGGAAGGAGCCAAGTTCATTATGAACGGTGGATATACCCATGAAACGTACCTGCGAGAAGAGCCTATCCGCATGTCCAAACTTGCCAACGACCTGTCGGAGCAATCATTACAGGCAGCAAAGCAATCATTAAAACGAGCGAGTATCGCTATTTGGATAAGTGCTCTTGCCTTCCTTGCAGGAATAGTAATATTCATTATTCAAACCTACCACCATTAAATTCTCCTGCCTCCATTACGGAGTTTTTTCCGCTGGAATAGCGTAATTTATTCCATAATAGTGCCATTTTAATTGGCAGTTATTTCCGGAAAAACGTTAAGTTATCATATATGATTACCTCTATGAGGCATTTTTAGTGCAATTTACCCTTATGAAGACCAAATCTGACCAGTTGTTTCTTAAAAAATTAGGTAAACGGATAACAACTTTACGTAAGAGTAAGGGACTTACCCAGGTTAAACTGGGGGAAAAGTGTGGTATGAAACGTCCCAGTATGAATAGGATAGAAAAAGGTAAAACAAACGCCACCTTTTTGACTTTGAGAAAGGTGTGTAAAGCGCTGGAAATAGATGAGTTTACTTTGCTTAACTTTAAATAACTTACTCGCTTCGCTGGGCCGACGAAGCATTGATCTGTACCTGGTTGATACTTTCCAAGTCAGCGGCAAGTTGGGCCGCAGTTTCGCTCACTAAAAACTCAACTACATCTTCTTTGAATTCGCAAGCCTGTTCAGTTTCAGCAAGTAACCCGGTAGAGGGATCAACACAACCAATAATACGTAATAGGGCAGGCTTCCGATAATATACGAGAACGGGATCATTTACTATAAACTGAGCGCTGGTGTGTATCTTTATCTTATTGCCCATCATAGTCGCCAGGGCTTCCCCCCAATCAAAATCAGGCCGTCGCAATGGATCCCGGAGCAGTTCGTCGATATTTGCTTCCTCCACCAGGTATGTTTTGAATTTCCTTGGGTGCTTACATCCCTCCTTGGAACCATAAAATGAGATCCGTTTGAACGAAAGGTAATCGTCCGGGATTTCAATACTTTGGTAGAGTAATTTCTGGTTTGATCCGGCAAGGGGTATTTGCTTCAAAAGTCCCTGCATCCGCTCAATGGATTGCTTGGAACTCTCTCCCATTTCAGCTTCCCGGGCAGCCCATTGCAATTGTACTTTGTTAAACGCCTCCAGGATCTGCCAACATTCAATGTTGTCATAGTCAAAAGCAGCGAGTTTGTTGAGTCGCTGCTTTATTTTTATCTGTAGAAGATCGTTGTTCATTATTGTCTCCAGTAATGCTCCACCTTGGTCATGATCCGTTTGAGGATTTCTTCGTTAAGTGGGTTTTTGAGAAATTCGACCACCTGGGTCGGATTTTTACCCATGGCAGACCCGGTTTCCATTTCATATATCATCCCATCTCCTTTCAGTGCAACCAGCCGGTAAAACGTGGCATCTTTAACAGCCGCCCTTAGTTTAAGGGTTTCCATGTCCAGGTTTGATACTTCCAGGAAAGTCTTCGCGGTTTTGCGCTTGTCTTTGTCTACTGTCTCTCCATTGATATATTTGTCTGCATTCTCATACAGGATATCAATGGGGGTAGATTTTTTATACTGCGGGGAGTTGGCGTCAATTACTTTAAGGATATACAGCAGCTTATTTACATTCTTTTCATATAGCTTTTGTAACTCCCCACCGGCCTGGTTACGGAGTTTGGATACTTCCGTTTTAATGGAGGCTGTCTCTTCCAGTTCATCCAGGTAAAATTTGGGTGCTTTGGCTCTTGACCGCGCATCATCCAGGTTCCGGGCAATTTCAGGGTATCCGCCCGCTTTGACAGCAATGTACTTTAACAGGTCGAGCGCGTTTTTACCCGGCTCCAGGTATAGTGGTTCATTATTCAGCTCCAGTTTAAGATCCGGGCTGGACCAAAAAGGGATGTTATCCGCTTTTAGTTTCTTTACCTTGTTCCACCACTCTTCATCATCCTTACGGATAATGTTACCGGCCAGTTGTTTTTCAGCCTGAATGACGGTTTCCTTTATCTGTTGTTCCTTGGCAACCCGCTCCTCCTCCGGAAGCATCTTCACATCAGGAGCGAAGGGGTTTAGCCCGGTAATATACCTGACCATATCTCCCTCCTGAAGCGCCACCATCTCAATGGTATGAACAGCACCATCAAAAAGAGCCTGGTTATACTTCTCAAGACCCATATTGAATTTATTCTTCTCTACATAGGGTCGTATGGTAACTTTTGTATATGTTCTGGTCATACTGAGTGGTTTCGACGGTTGGTTTTTTGTGAACTATCCTGGTATGGAGGAAGGGGGAAAAACTCCCCCTTCCAGTTGATTACAGCGATCCTCCTGTGATGGGGTTTCGCATTACTATTTTCAGCACTTTGGTCGGGTCTTTAACCCATAAGGCATCTTTGGGTTTCTCCATTTGTACTTTATACCCGAAGTTGCCGCCGCTACTCTGGAATCCGGAAGTACGACCCTGGTAGTCAAATTTTCCATTGATGTACCACCACCTCAGCTCATTATCCCAGGACTTACGCAGGAGCTTGATATTATCGTTTCCTTCGTCCGTGATATCGAAGATGATGAACGAGTAAGAAGATAACCGGTAGCCGTTGATAATCGGATTTTCAATTTCATTCGCATTAACCGGGTCCAGGGCAGGATTGTAAACAAACTGCACATTGGCGATGAACGGAATGGTGAAGCTGGTGAAAGAGAATCCATAGTGCAAACTCATGTTTGACGGATTCATCTTGATAGCCCCGATTTCGGTTGACTGGGTCGTAAGGTTTTGGCTTAGCGCCTTTTTAGCGATTGCCTCATTCACCATTTTCATCCCCGCTCTACCGGTCTGAACAATGATCTGCCGCTTGGGATCAGGGCCTACCAAGTCAACTTTACCATAGTAAAAGTTGTTGATCTCACTTTCAAACATATCCAGGTTGAAAGAGGCCATGTTATAGATATGCTTGTACGAGTTGTCAAGCTGTTTCCATAAGCCAACGGAAGCTCTCAGAATTTCTGGTCCCTGGGTTTGGATGGCGCCACCTTGTCCCCACATCAGGTCATTTTCAATATCCTGGGTGATCTTGGATAAGCCGGCTGATTCGAGTTTGGTGACAAAGGATCGGGATAACTTACCTTCGGAAAGGGCCGTTTTCATCCAGTCTTTCCCCATTTTGGCAGCAAGCTGCTCAATACGGGTAATGGAAGGATCCAGTACCGTCTTATCATGCACATTCCAGATCTCATTCACCGCCAGGGCACCGGTAGCACGGACACCACCCCGGAGCATTAATTCAGCTTTGGAACTGATGGAATACTCAAAGTGAGCACTTTCGTTACCGACGAAGTTGTAAAACTCCCTGTAACCTGCTTCTACGGTCAGATCAGCGTACCGCTGGCCATATTCTCCAATGCTCGAAGTAAGACGGAACCACCTGGTCTTGTTGTTCAGGAACTGATTATCCAGGAACTTAAAGGAGTCGTTGTTGCGGATCCGGACAGTGTATAAATAACCATCGCCTACCGGTAGAATATCCTCGTCAGTGATGTAGAGCTGAATACCGTTCATTTTGTCGTAGGTGATCACCTCACCATGACCGAATACTTTCTTATTGTATTTAATCCGGAATTCGTGGCCATCAATACCTTTAGTAATATTACTCGGCTCGATGTCTTCTACGACATAGGGAAGTTCATCGGTAATCGGAATTTGCCACTTCCATTCTCCCTTGGCATTATCGACATATTGAATATTTTTTCCATTAAAAGAGGATAGTTGGTAAAGCGGCATCTCTACCTTCTGGGCCATCACCCATAGATCAATCGGACCCATGTCGGTGGGTTCCGCATCACCTAGCATATTCATCAGGTGATATGAATCTAAATGTGAGCCTGCTCGCAGTTCCACATCTCGCAGGAATAGGCCATTGTTTAATACTGGTGTAGGCATAGTTTTTCTTAGGATATAGGATTAGGGCGCTTGCTATCTTTTAAACATCGCTGCGCCAGGTCGTTGCACTGTTTTTGGTGTTCTTTTCTGTCCGCCACCAGTCGCATCCTCATCATATTGGGAAGAGGATTGCTTACGGGTGGCTTCTGTCTTCAACTGCCGGACAGTGGCAGCAGTATTTTCATTTTTGCCTCTTTCTATCAGTTTGTTCCGGTAACCATCGGGGTCTGCCAGGAGCCACATGGCCTCCGCCACCAATTGGTAATTCGGTTCGACGACCTGGTACTTCTCCAGCAGGTGACCAAGCAGATTGGTAGGTTTACCAGTAATGGAGGGAAAGGCTGGTTGCAGTAGCCCCTGGGTCAGAAAGTCATGGGTCTTCTTATCGAGTTTGATTCCTGCTATTTCAGGTTGTTTCAAGGAATCCTGGACATTCTGTACATACCTGGCGGCAGCCTGGTCCCGCTGTACTTTTTGTTCAGCCTGCTGATCCAGTTGTGTCTGAACTATCTCAGACTGCATCTTGTCCAGCTTTGGCTTAAAGCCCAGGGCTTTCTTATTAATTGTACCTACGTCTTCCCACTCGTCCAGTTGCTCTTTGATCTCGGCATCATCCCCGTAATTGGTTGCTTTCAAATATTGATAAGCAACCTCCCGCGGGTTCTTCTCAGGATCGAGCTGTCGGACTTCTTCGACCTGGGCGAGGGCCTTAAATAAACCCCGCATATCGGTTCCACCGTCAGCCACATATTTTGCGGCGAATTGTAGTTCCTGGGGAAGTGAATTAAAGAACTGTTGAGGTACTTTTTGTTCTACCTCCTGGACCTTTCTCGTTTCGTTGGCATCCCACAAGTCTTCGAGGTCCTTCATCGAGAGTTTGCCGAGGTATTCTTCGATATTGTCCCCCTCTTTGTAATCATCAAAGGGGACCATAACGCCGGCGTCAATTTTCTTTTTATACAACTCTACAATGCCTGATTTGTCTGTCTTAGCCCTGCCTGCAACTTTATTTGCTTCTTCATTTGTTTCAACCAAATCATCGAAACTTACATTCTCGTCACCGGCTGGTTTTACTTCCGTAGCGACCGCCGTCTCACCAGCTGCAGGGACAACTACCGGGGCTATGGGTTTTTCCAGATTCTTCGGATCAAGATTGACGGGTTCATCCGTGCTGAGCACTGATTTCTTTACCGCTTCTGGCACGATAACACTATCGGTAGCAACTCCTGGGAACAGATCATCGAGGCTTTCAATATCAATTGTTCTTACCGTGGTATTATCGGGCATACATCATTTGGTTTTTGTGCTTCAATAAAAATATATGCCTTAATGAGGACGAAAGTCCATTCTTACATTATCTCACCGGAGTATTGCGTATTATATCGCTATACTTATTTTTTCTTTTGTGCGGGACGGTCATATTTGTTTTTATTTATCCGGGCAATATTTTCCTGTTTCTGGGCGACATCTCGCTGTGTCTGCATTTTTTGCTGGTCGAGCGATACTTTCTGATTATTCATTTGAATCTTATTATCCTCCTGTTGCCGTTTGAAATTCATAGTATCCTCATACTGTGACTGTCCTTGAATAAACTGCAGCCGGTTCATATACTCATCCTCGCCATTATCGGAGGTGTCCGGATAGCCGGCAGCTTTAATTTCAGCGACAGTGATATCCTTCTGTCGATCGAGGTCACGCTGCTGTGCATCAAACGCCTGTTGATCTTTTAATGCCGCCGCTTGAGCCTCTTCTTGTTGTTGCTGTAATTGCTGCTGCTGATCCTGCTCTTGTTGTTTTTGTGCAGCCGTTTTATCCTCAGCAGATTTGAGCACCCGGGTCAATTCAGCTATCGATTCAGCTTTTATTACATTGCCCAGGTCATAAATGGAAGCGCCAGCCGTGTTGTTAGTCAGGGCTATTTGCTTCATCTGTTGTAATATTTCCCGGTGATTTACTTTGGTGGTACAGAATACATTAATATCCCGTGATAAAAGATCTGTCCCATTCATTTGGAAGTTTACTCTTTCATCCATCGAGGTGATATACTGTAAGCGCAGGGATGGATTCTTCGATTGGTAATACTGCGCCAAGTCAGTCCTCATCTGGTGGACCCTGGGCATGAGCCAATCAGAATGCTGGGTAAAGTATTTTTCGGTCTGTGAATAGGAATTATTCACTGCCTGGGTGGTGCCGGTAGCTGTTTCAGAGGCGGCGACTTCCCCGATTCGTTGTGGGGTAACTCCAACCACTTCAAAAGCGGCCTCTTTAAAATATTTGGAGAGCTGTATCCGGCTCATGAGCCGGTTGGTCTGCTCCATATTTAGCTGCGTATACTGGTTAAACTGGGTAGCGCCTTCGGTGTTTTGTAGTGTCGTATCCAGGGGGAGTATCTGGAAATTTCTCATCGCTACAAATGCCTTGGCCAGGTTACCCCTTCCCCAATCTTCTCCCAGGCTTTGTTTAGGCAGCGCGTTTTGATCCAGCAAGATGACAGTACCCAATTCGTCCACCAGGATGTCGCTAATCTGGTTATTGGTGAGATTATAACCTATCTGGAAGGGCTTCATCAGGTCGACCAGGGATACAGAGCGCATGTTTCGATCTGAAAACACACTTCCCTCGATGGGGAGCTTGCAGCCATAGAGGGAAAGATCTCCTTTAAACTGGAACGGCAGGCGCCCGGGTTCTGGGCGGTTAATACCTAAGTAGATCGGATTGACTTCCGATGGCTCGTTCATCCAGGAAGTAGGTCTGTTGGCGCCGATACGAACCCCTCCCCAAACCTCATTTATCCAGATGGCGTCCAGGTGTTCGCCATATACCAGGTTGTCTTTTGTTTTCAGGGTATAAATGGTTGTATCGTAAATGGGCTTACAGGTAACCTTGTACGTTTCATCTACAATCTCCTGGATCGGTTCAGGGTTGTCCTTATCAATTTTCGTAAGATGGAAGAGCTTGCGTTGTGTTTTCCAATAGATGGTAGATACGCGGATAAGGTTGGTATTTCCGAAATCCAGGAAGTCCTCCGTATCATTCATCAGCCATTGGACGATATCACCATTGTACTTGAAATTGTCGAAAAAGCCGGCCATTTGCCGGTAGCCCAGGGAAGGGCTATTGGTGTTCCACTTATACGAGCGGGATCCGTCGTAGAAGGAACCGTCGTTTGGAGTGCCGCTCAGGTTGTAAGCCAATGATTTTACCGGGTAAATGAATTCCAGCGTCCGCAGCTGTTCATCAGACATCAAATAGCCATACTTATCAATGACATCCGCCACGGTCATCAGGTCAATCTTACCGGCGAAATTGCCTTGAGAGATATACCGGGTATCCGGCGACTTATGATAGAAGGTGAAAACAGGGTCCCACTCTTCGATCTCATAATCGTCCTCATTCATTTTAAAATGCCAGAACTCCCGATTTAGGATCAGCATCCGGGCGAACTGCCGTTCCTCTGCTTCCTGCATCTTAAAGCGTTCCTCATCCACCTGTTTTTGGTGAGTGGCCCACTCCTCGATCATGCTGCGGTAGCTCTTCCCAAAGAAGGCTTCTATTTCAGGTAGGCTTTTAATATTATCCGGAGATAAAGCCTGTTTTGCTTCCGGGCTGTTGGGATCCTCCCCCTGCTGAATCATTTGCTGGAACACCTTTTGTTCCGCTTGCCGGACAAGGGTATCCTCCAACATCTGCCGTTTTTCCTCCAGCATTTCATTGTAGGAGGTGTCATCTACTGCCCGGAACATTATTTTGGAGGTCCTTTTGGAGAATTCCCCAGTCAGCACATTGATGACATTAGGAATAATGGGGTAGAACTTAAGATCGAGCGCGGAACTATCTTCTTTTGTCAGGTAGTCAATCAGTTCCCCCGATTCATTTGCTTCTTCAACCAGGTAATCCGACCGTTCAATGATCCCATAAGCCAGCCGGATATTCTTAAGAAACCGTTTACCATTCCTTCTTATCTGCTTAACACCCTGGTATTCCAGCCAATCCAGGTTCCAAGCAGCCCACTTTGCATCCTTCTCTTTCAGGGGAAGGAATTGCAGGGGTTGCGTTAATGAACCGATTTTACTGTATTCCGTTTTAGCACCTGCTTTGGTCTGCAGTGCATTGAGTATTTGCATTTAATTTTCGAGGCATTATCCGCGCTGGAGGGCAAGACTTGTTGAAGTGGTTTCCACGTTGCCGGCACCCATAGACACTACATTGTGGTGATTACCAGTAGTCCAGGAAGGATAAGGGTTATATGGCGGGGGACATAACGGAAGCTGGTAACAAGGTGTGGAATCCCTATCGAGAAGGAGCAGCAACTCATCAAGAGTTATTTTACAATCTTTGTACAATCTTGATACAAGATTTTTCTTTTCCTGTATAATAAAGCTACTGCATAGGGTATTCGTGGGGTATATGTACATGGAGGCGATGAGTTTTAATAGGATGGATTTATAGAATTCATGGTAAACCCTATATAAATAATCTATTCTTTATTGGTTAATTTTCCAAATAAATCGTAAAGTTGCCTTTCAAAAAATAAAAACTATGTTAAAAGCAATTGTAATCGATCCAGTGACACAAACTATTAAAGAGATTAAATATGAGCCGGAATGCAATAATGCGGTTCATACTACCTCAACTATTTTAGGGTTTTCTTCCGATTGGGTGTTAGACCTCAAAAACGGAGATAATTTATATGCTGCGGCTGACACGGAGGAAAACGAAAATTATTTAGCCTTCCGAATTTCTTCGACGGGAGAAGATGTGTTTGGCAAGGCTGTCATCGTTGGCTTTCCCTTACCTATAAAAGCGGATAGAGAACTTATTGACTGTAGGTCCTTGTTAGAATTCGTAATTGACGACGTTGTCTTTTGTACTTCGGAAGAAACAGCAACGCTTCGTGCAATAGAAAGAAGACAATCTGCCCGATTATCATGAAACTTGGCCGGATGTACGCATAATCAGCCAAAGCATTTAAGGTACTCCGAACAACTATTCTGTTATTAAAAAAACCATTTTATTCGATCATGAAAGCTATTCTTATTGACCCTGCAGGCAAGACAATTAAGTACGTTCATTTTGAATTAACTTATGATTTTTCAGGAAGTCCCATGGAAAAAGCGCTTGGTGGACCTTTTTCGCACGAGGAAGAATTTGAAAATGGGGACACGATGTATACCATGGAGGATGCTGATAAAAATACCGACTATTTAGCCTTCATGCTTAGCACAACAGGACAAGTCGTGTATGGAAAATCAGTGATCATCGGATTTAACAAGAGAGACCAGATGGGTTTCGCAAACTGCCACTTTTCCCTAAAACAGGTAAAGGATTTGGTCGTTTTTTGCGATGCCGAGGAAACAAAGACTTTACGGGAAGTAATTCGCTTTTTTCCAGCCAATCCCTCGAACCAAAATTAATCATGGGCTATAAGCAGTTGTCTTTGTTCGTCAGCGAAAGTGTTTAAAGGATGGCCGCCCGATTGGTTTCATCAATGAGCCACCAATCAAGCTCTTGAAGGGGCGGTGTGGAATCTGGTATAAGTCTTTGGGGGACACCTTCGAGTGGGTGATTTCGATCTTACGGCTTATTACTCGTATGGCGCGTTGGATGCGGACAAACGCAACCAGCGCACAGTATGCGACCAGCCGGTCTACATTCAATCCCGGATAATATGCCTGCATTTCTTTGCAGAGCATCCGAGATCCCTGCAGTCGCTCAATACCATACTTAATATTTACCTCATCCCCATTTTCCAGGAAATCAGAAGAAATCTTTTCTGACAAAAATTCGATACCTGCTGATAACAAATGGGTTTTAAAGATGGACCCCGTATTCTTCCATCCAAAAGGATGGCTGGGCGCATAGCTGTTACTTACTTCCTTGTTGAAGATCATCTGGTTAGAAGGGACCAGGTAATGTGTTTTACGCTTTAAGGTCATGTAAGTAAAGAATAGACCCACATTGGCTTCTACCAGGGTCCAGGCATTATACCATTCAATCATCATTTCCAGGCGCTCATGGGTTTTATTGATGTCATCGAAGCGGCCGCACCATTCCGCCACCAGTTTGTCGCCTTCAACGTAGTGCTCAAAGGTGCCATCTTCCAATTGTTTGGTAACCTCAATAGCATTTTTATAGATGAAAATGGAGCATAAGGAATCTGATGTTGTGGTTTTACCTTCAGAGACCGGATCAATGCTGGCATAGTAAGTACCCCAGGAAGCCAGTATATCCGGTCTCTCATAGACGACGATGACCCCTTCTTTATCGGTTCGACCTTTTGGCAGCGGGAATTCCTGGATAGGGAGCTGGTTTGACTGCTTGGAAACAACTTTGCCAGTCTCGTCCCGATAAAGAGTGATGTATTCTTCCGGATACACCCCGTCTTCGATCCGCTGAAGTTGTTTGGATACCAGGTGTTGAGGGAAAGGGGATTCCTCCCGGTAAGCAAAAGCCTCCTCGATATTGATGGGTTTCTGGGAAACCCGGAGCTGGTACTGATCAGCTGCCAGCCCTTCTTTTTTCCAAAGCCCCCTTTCAGTTAATATAGCTGCCAGCGCCTCTTCTACGAGGGAATTACCAAATTCGTCGATATAGGGCAGCATGCTCCACTGTTCGGGAATAAACAGCGCGCACAACCTGATTTCCCCCTTGCTATTGAACAGGTTTGTCTCCACCCCATAAAATCCGTTCGCCCGGGGGTTGAGCAGGAAGTCTTTGAGTGGTTGACATTGTTTGAGATCCCCCACGCTGCCGGCAATAATGAACATACCTACGGTCACAAGACCAGACTGCAGTGCCGGCCTTACATATTCGTAGGTTTTGTTGGCAGTTGGGGCTATACCTCCCTCTTCATAAAAGAAGTATTTTACGGCACCGCCTACACCTTTAGTCGGACTTTTGTCCAAGGTAATACCCAATAAATTGGAAAGGAGACCGCGGGTACTTTTTCGACCATTCACGGTGACCTCAATCCCTTGGGTCCACATCCCCACACCTTCTGGTTTAAAGGGCCGATACCACCCGGTGTGTTCATTTAGGAAAGAACGATACTGGTTGAGCATTTTCCAGGTCCCTTCCTCCCCGATAAAGTCCCAGTCTGATGCCGCCATCTTACAGGTCGATCCCTTTTCAAACCATATTTGATTTATCAGCTTGGCAGCATGGTAAAGGGAAGAGGCGATTTGTCGCTTTTTTAAAACAGCAGCGTGTTCATAGTGCAGTTCAGCTAGTAGTTCATACAGCGCCATATGGTACTGAGCATCCCGCACATCGACAAACGATTCGGTGTCATCGGACCCCAATACCTCCTGCTTCTCCTTATTCATGATCGGCAGGAAGTTCAACCACATATAATAATCCCGGGTAAGGTACCACCTGGTCCCATCAGCACCGATGAAAATGGCGCCTTTCCTGCAGCGTTGCTTCTGGCTCTCCCAATAGCTGATATAGTCTTTGGACCGGAAAGGAGCCGTGCAGTAAACTTTGTTCGCGGAGAAAAGCCTCGCTTGTTCGTTAAATAAAAAGGCTGTTTTATCAAACTTGTACTTTCCAGGTTCTTTGAAGACACTTTTTACAAATGTCCTGAACTCATCAAAGGTATAAAAAGACGTATAGCCCCACTGGGCAGTGGAGCTATCGTACGTCGGTATTTCATAGGCAGGTTTAACATCGGTCGGATCGTACTGGTTCTTCATAGGTTACACATCGTCGTAGGCCAGGTTCTTTCCTCCCCGAACCGTGGATTTTTGCTCTTCTTCCAGCTCTTTAAAGGCGCCTTTGTATGATTGCCGGATTTGCTCAAATTTTGCGGCAGCATTGATCAGCCCGGTGAGGTTGCCATCCCTGCCGTGTTCTATGGGAGTATTTTCCATATACCGGGCAAGTTTGTCGAGCATTGATTTGATTCCTACATATGCCCTATAAGTAGGGGTTTGGTAGAGCTTTTCACAAAGATTTTTGCCGTTTAAAATGTACTCATCGTCCAGGGAGAAAGATGCACCTATTTCCTGGGTGATCAATTCTTCCTTATCATTTTCAGGCACATCAAAAAATGGGTTCAAGTCGGGGTTTGGGCAGGTCATATAGAACAGGTACAGGTAGATCGTTAGATAGTCCTCCTGGTGATTTTCCATAATGTCCTTTAACGACTTTAGCGTATAACAGTGCTCCGAGGGGATTACCTGCCCGTTGAGAATGTCGAATAAACGTACCATACTAATTTTGTTAGTAAATGACCGCAAAAAATTTTACGCGGCCTTCAGCCGGATCTCTTGCCGGTTTTCCTTAATCCAGTTGACCAGGGTGATGCATTCCTGCTTTAGGTAGGGGAGATCATAAGTGATGACTTCTTTTACGATGAAATCTCCTTGTTCATCCAGTTTGTAGATGGGATTGTCAAACTTATCCCGACCTTCTTCTTCAAATATAATATGGTGCAGGGTAAGCGTCCCTGGTTTGAGATGGGGGTTGTGCTTTAGGATAATAAACAGGTACATGGAAAGCTGGAGGGTATAATGAACAAAGTTGCAGTCATCCAGGTGAGAAAGTGGTCGCTTTAGCTTTTTGGTGGTTCCATCCCAGGAACGGTACCCTTCCAGTTTGATTTCCTTATTGGTTTTGTAATCAATGATATTGACCTGCCCTTTCATTACCTCTACTACATCGGACTGACCGCATACGCCGGCAGACTTAAGATATACAAAATGCTCCGGGTACACAGCATCGGTAAGTTTCTGAATGGGTGCATATTTAATACCATCCTCGACAATGGGTTTGACGACCCTTAAAGTAGATCCGTTTCGTTCGATGGTGGTTCTGCTTGTCAGATCAACTTCCTTTCGGTTGTGGAACCAGGTCCCCAGATCCGTGGACCTTTTCGCTTCATTGCTCCAGGCGGCTAAGATGTCGTCTACTGGTAGCCCAAACCATTTTGATTTCTTTCGGGTAGATGTCCTAAGTGCAATTTCTCGGGCCTTGAATTCTTCTTTAAAATTATTGATAAAGGTAGTTACAGATACCCAATCAATATTTTCTCCCCCAACGCTTTCATAGGTATGATTTTCAGTTTTAAACTTTACTGACATATGTTGAATCCGATTTTATTTTTGGGTTTTATTTTTATGGCGTCCCTAACTTCCTGGACAGAGTGAAAGACGGCAAAAAATTGGTTACTGTATTTATCGAGGACCAGGCACCTGTTTTTGGCAATGGTATTTTTGGAGGTAATATACTCCTGTACCCCTATGATGGCCTCTCTTTTAAACCACCGGTGAACGCATAGTTCCCTGATGATAACTTGCTTATCATATTTCTCTAAGGTGCCATCATTAGTTGTTCTATGAAACGTTTTGGTTTTATAGACTGGATGAATAAGCATTAGCTCTACGTCATCCTGCTCCGTTCTAATCATTTATCCCAAGTTTTTCTTTTAGCTGTTGTTCTTCGTCCTCGTTTAAAACGATGTCCCAATATCCTTTTGGGCAAAAACTTGATAATGACCTCAGCTTAAACTTTAAACTACACCCACATCCACCGGTCAGCACGCTACAGCATGGCTGTGTGCCAGGGACCATGCATCCAACCCCGGTTACATCATAAGATGCACATTTGTTAGAACTACATATTACTCCACGCTCCTTCGCAATCTCCTCTACGTCTTCTTTTTTAAATATAGAATTTTTTACTCCTTCAATAATTTGATTCCGGTTTTTCCAAAGCCTGATTATATTCATGTCGGATATATATTTTCTCTGCTTTACGGTTAGCCTCCGCTTCCCGAAATTCCTTCATAGCTTCCAACAATTTTATATCCATCAGTAGTTGATCTTTGTCAGCTGTCCTTCCAGAGTTCTTTATTTTCTCATAAATGGCCTTTGCTTTACGGCATCGGCCATCGATGCACCAATGCTTTCGCTCGAACTCTCCCAGGTTTAATACCCTTACTGTTGATTCAGCAGTGGTTGCCAGCGTGTCTCTTATCCTGTCCCAATAAAAATTGTTCAAATGCTCCAATAAATTGATATCTACCCGGTTTCGTACAGCAATAGCCGGTAATAAGTGTTTAGCTTTCGTAGGGTTCAACGGATAAAAATTTATACGCCAGCAATATGTTTCCGGTACTTTGGATTTGAAGACCAGGGTTAACACGGATCATTTTTTTATTTCCCCCGGTCTTTGTGATAAGGTCATGCTTGGCAGCCCGATTGATAGAATTCCTGGCAGTTTGGGCAGAACCAAAAATCGATTGTTCATGTGCTTTTATGCAAAACGTGTTTAGCTCTACCGGTCCTATTGTGGCCAGGTATGCCACTATATCGATGTCGGCGTTGCTTACGCTTATTTTGTTGATAAAGCAATGGGTAATAATTTGATACTTAATAGTATCAGATCTACTCAGCCTGGATTTTTTTTCTACTACGTGAACTTGTGCCATTGGGTTACCTTCACAACAATTTATTCCCTCAGAAAAAGACATGCTTATAAGAGTCTGACATTACAGTTCAACCTGGTCCGGCTATTTTAGGCCGTCCAGTAATGACTGAAATTGCATCTTCCTGGAAGGAAGGAAAATAAATTGGATACTTTGTGTCCTTTTCGGGTAGACCGAGTTGGCGTTATCAGACAAAATGATAAACTACCACTCAGGCCCCACCCGGGGGATGTTCAATTTTTAAGAATCGGCCTGGGGTGATAAAATATCTCGCAGGAGTAACTTGCAGAATTCCCGGGATATAGGGGGAATTGGTCTGGTTCCGGAACATGGTTTTGGTTTATGGTTAAGAGCGCGATTGCTTGAATCCTCTCGGATTATATTTAAAACGATACTTTCAAATGATTTCTTACCGGGAGGTTGGCATATCTGCCTTTTGTTTCGCTCCCTGCCTGGATTGATGTCGCTTCACTTGCCTACCATCTGGTGAAGGTTGGCCGCCTTTGATAGCAAGGTATATCTGCGCTTGCTTTAACTGGGCTTCTGCGGTAGTGGCTTTGCATACTTCAATTTCGGAGACGAGCCGCTGGTACTCTAGTTGCGGCTTCAGAAAACTGACCTGGTCCTTGTACCAGCGTGATCGTTGTTCACGGGCCTCTTTAATCTGTTCGGGGGTTAATTCAATTGGTTTCTCCTGAACTTCTGCATGCTGGGCAGTAGTATTCATTAGATTGGGATTTAGCGTTTGTTTTCTCAATGTTGTTCTACAATAATAAGATACATTATTAACCTAAACTCTACAAATTTATTGTATTCTCTAAATTCTACAAATTTATTATAATATTTTTTACAAATATTTATAATACCTGTTCTGTATGGACGCTCAATTTAAAAAGCGCGTAATCTAATATTTTGTTGGTATCCCCTTAGTGAAAAATACTTTTTTTCTTCACCTCATAAGCATTAATACCTATATCGGCAGGGTCGCAATATACAATCGGAACAACACATTACGCGATTCTGTGCGATGATCGCGGTCATTAAATCGTCAACTATTCATACCAGATGGGCTATATAATAATTAATCACAATGCTTGAATATCATGATAGCCGCTACGCATATATTTTTTTGTATATAGCTCATCCCCAGAGCCAAAAAAATTAACAACTATGCATTTGGAGAATAAAAACTACTTTCTTAGATTGCCGGCTTAATAGAATAAATTAACCTTAATCTACAACCACCGATGAAAGTTGCCTCCACTACCAAAGACTATGACGTGCTTAATTTAACCGAAAAACAGGTTGACAAATTTATCGAAATTGCCGAAGCAGATGTTGCCGCGGGACTTGTGCTGCTACAGGAAAAGCAGGTGCCCTACAAAGAAGCCGAGCAATTGTTTATCGAAGCTAAAGCAGACTATGACACTGCAAGTACTAAACTAAGTGAAAACAAATTGCTGCTGGAGGAGCTGGTTCGCTATCGAAATAATAAGCGCGGTGATAAGGACCTGAGAGTACTGCGGGCCACTTCAAACCTCGATCAACCACGCCCGCAGCAGGTTAAAGAATTTAAGTGGCTTCCTTTGGCTGTTGGCGTTTTAAGTGAACTTAATCGCTTTGTATCCCCGGACGATCTATACATCATAATCCTGCAGAAAAACCCGGAGATCCAAAAAAGTATTGATAAGAAAAAAGCTCGCAAGGAGTTCCGGTCCAGGGTGACCGCAACACTTAAAAAGGCGTGTGAAATTAACCCCAAACGAAAAAGAGGCAAACAACAGATCGTCGTTTACAAAGAAAAAATTGGGCTATTCGAGTGGGTCGACGAAGAAATGATACCCAAACCTAGTTTCATGAAAGACTTCATGTTCCGAAATTTGGCGACAGCTTGACCTGACGTATTTTTTATATAAACTACCCTATTTTAAGCTTTTAAGAGCTATTTTAGGACCGGACCGGGTGAACTTTTATTCTACAAGCCCGGAAGGTTACTGAACGAATCTTGTCCGATCCTGGTCGACTATTCAATATGGAAATACCTTTCTTTCCCATTGAAAAAGTCGGCCAGGAAGCGGGTGACTCGGTAGCAAACCTTCCGGATCCAGCCCATGATCCCTTTATAGATGCTCAATCTTTTGGAGGGCAGGAAGGATCTGGTCTTTCTTCCCTCCCAATTCTGACCTTGCTTGTGCTCTTCACTGGCAAGGTGAATGCATATTAACTCTGGTATAAAAGCCCTTCTCTCCCGTTTCCATTGCTTTAAGTGCAATATATCTGTCCGATCGAAGGCTGCCTGGACAACGGGATAGGAAAAGATATTGCTTCCTTTCGGGTTCCAAAGTTGAAAATACCCGATGGGCATATACCCTTCCCCATAGTATTGGGTTATCCGCTGTCCCAGGGGAAATAGATCCAAGTGCAGGTAGATCCAGCCTTCATGAACGGGCTTTGTCTTTACATATAGGAAATCGTAAAAATCGGCATAGGAGTTACACATCATTCGGTCGATGCCATAGATATTTTCCTTGCTCAAGGGCTGGCGCTCCAGAATGCTACGGGTCATAGGGGGAAGCCAGATGTCACTATCCAGTTGGACCACCCAACCATCCAATGAGAGCGCTTTAAGACCTATATTGATCCCTCGGGCCTTATTGGGTTTACCAGGCCGGTCCGCATCATCATAAAAAGCATTCGTTTTGATACACTGGACATTGTAGAATTCGCAGACCTTGACGGTATTAATATCCTGCTCATCAGTCACGACGACGAGTTTGTCAAAAAACTGCTTATTATTGGGAAGGGTGACTTTTAGGAAATCGGAATAGTTGATACATACGACGACTGCTTCGAGCTTCATAGGAAGACGGGTGTGGTTTTAAAGAGAGGAAGAGTATATAAATAATATACTGGAGAAAGTTTATCCAGCCAAATTCCAGCCGGCTATCTTTTTGCTTTTGAGATGACGGTCTTCCCTTTTGGAGATGTACTGGAAGATAGCTTAGGCGAGAAACTTGGCGACTACATGAAAATATCTATAGTTTTTTGCAAGTAAGTTTTATGATCAAAGGACTACGGTTTTTAATTTACAATCGCTGTTCGCTCATGATCTAATCCATTGATCATAAATCGAGTAAGCCTGCTTTATCAAAAAGTGAATTGCAACTGGGCTATAGGAATCTCAAATTATGAGTTCCTTTAATAAGGGAAAAATATGAAATGGCTATAAAAATTATGGACGCCAGGCTATATATTTGTCTTACCATTAGCATTAAACCCCCGTTCAGAGATTCTTAATCCTCTGCCTTCCTACGAGATAGTCCAACGATTGTAACTGGTCATAGTAGCATTTCATAAATTTGTAGTAATTAATAATCAGTCAGTTAGGCTGTTATTATAGAATTAATTCGACAAGGCTTGATTGAATTATATTGGGTTAAGGGCGCTGAGAACAATTTTTGCATATATTCCTTGCAAAGGATTGGTAGGGTTAATTAAATCTTATCCGCGTATCAAATACCGTAAAGCAGCCTTCGTGTCAACTATTTGGTAAAAGATAAGAAACTGGTCCGATGAAGCATTCCGAACAAATTAAAGGGGGTTTTGCCCGAGGAAATCCGCAGGCGTTTACCGCGCTATACAATGAAATGTATAGTCCGCTGTTTTGGTTCGCCTACAAGTTTGTGGAAAATAACGAGGATGCTGAGGATATCATTGCAGACGTATTTTACAAATTGTGGCAAAATTCTTCAGAATTGCGGGACATCGAAAACCTGCCGGCCTACCTCCGCAAAATGACGCGCAACGCATGTCTCAATTTTCTTGAACGCAATAAACTGAAAGCTGGCATTTATAAAGATCTCCTGCAACGATCTGAAACTTCCACCGAGGAAGACTTCACCCGAAGCGACGTAAAATCTGAGGTATTAAGTTTTGTCAACACCGAACTCAAAAAGCTTTCTCCAAAATATAGAACTGTCTTCGATATGGCATTCGTGCACGGGATGAAAAATGAGGAAGTGGCTGACAAGCTAAAGACCAGTAACCAGGTTGTGCGGGACATGAAAACAAAAATTCGCAAAATGCTGAAAGTGAGAATTCTTTCACCAACCACCGCCACCGTCCTGGTATTTCTGTTCCTATAA